TCTTTACTTTTCCTTAAAACTGTGTTATAATATATATAGAAAATCAAGAAAGGAAGAAATAAAAATGGAAGATAAAATTTATATATTCGCAAGATATGAAGACAACTGGGCAGACGAAATGGATATTGATAAGTGTGGAGCAACAGCTTTTACCAAAGAAGAATACGAAGAATTCCTTAAAGATATTGAAACTATTAAAAATTACACAGGAAAAGTAAGTTTTGGTATTGGCACTAATGAAAGCATGGAATACGATTGTGGAGAGGACTTTGTTAGTGCTCTTGATATTCAGATAATTTCTAGGGTGGAATATAGTGTTCTTAAAAAGTTTGGTTTTGCTGAAGAAAACTCTGCTATTGATTTAGTTGATAGGGTAATGGAAAATATAGGGTGGTATATGTCACATAAAGATTAAAGGAGAATATAAAAGGCTAATAAGAAAGGAAACATATTATGTTAAAGATTCAGAACTTTATAAATGAACATGAAAATTGGCGCGAACTCTTAACAGCAGCGCCATATAACTTAAAAATTGCTGAAGATGATGGCTTCGTTATCTTTAAGTATAATCAGATTGCTTCTGACTTTAACGAAGAAATCTGTCAGGAGGCTCGTGGCCTTATTCTTGACTCTAGAGATAACTTCAAGGTAGTTAGAATGGCTTTTAAGAAGTTCTTCAACCTTGGTGAATCTCATGCCGCAAAAATCAATTGGGATTCTGCTGTAGCAACAGAGAAGATAGATGGTTCTATTATGTCTGTATGGCATGCTCGCGGCAAGTGGCATTTAAGCACTAACGGCACTATAGACGCTTTTAAGGCTCCACTTAACGGTGTCGGCCCATACAAGAACTTTGGTGAGTTATTCACTTCTGTAATGCCATTAGAAATCTTCGATGAAGAACACTTCGGTAAGAATTGGGCGGACTTAAACCTCTGCTTTACTTTCGAGTTGGTTTCTCCTTACAATAAGATTGTTATAGACTATCCTGAAACAAAGGTATACTTACTTTCTATACGTGAGATGGACACACTTCACGAAATTAGTGGCGATGTAGTTAGAGCTTTTGGTAAAATTAATGGCTTCAACCTCCCACAGGAATACAAGTTCAGAAACGAAAAGGAATTCTGTGAACTTGTAGAGTCTATGCCGGACGGTCACGAAGGTATCGTAGTACGTGATATGTATAATGAACGTGTAAAGATAAAGACAAAGAGCTACTTTGAACTTCACCGTATGGTTAACAATGGTGTTGTAACTGTGGCAAGAATGGTTGAGTTAATTCGTGTAAATGACCATGAGGAATTTCTCGCTTACTTCCCAGAGTACAAGCCAATGTTCGATAAGGTGGCAAAGCAGTTAAAGGATGTTGAAACTCTTGTTGAAAGTGTTGAAAACTATGTTACTGCTTGGAAGGAAATTCGCGGCGAAGACCGTAAGGAATTTGCTACTAAGATAATAGAACTGACAAAGGATAACGTACCACCTGCTTTATTCTTTGCGGCTTGGGACAATAAGATTGATTCCTTTGTGGAAAAGTTAAGCACAGAAAAGTTCATTAAGATGTTTAATATAGGAGTAGACGCATGAGAAAGACAGATTATTACATTTCGCTTATTTGTTCAACATTTCTTTTATCTCTTAAAACCCTTGGTATTCCTTTTATTATAGCCGGGATATGCTTCTTTATCTTCGGCTTTAAGGAATTTCCAATGTGGATTTGGTTTTTAAGTTATGGAATCTTTGAGAACTGGAAAAGCTGTAGGTCAGCATTGAATTTGATGTTGGCTGGAATGATTAGGATGGAAGATAAAGATGGAGAATGAAATCATATATGTAGAAGACCCCAGAATGATTGCTGATTATTGCCGCTGGAATATGGAAGAACAAGTGATGTTAGCCTATATTTGTGAAGAACTCAAAGAACTTGCCGGCAAGGGCGGTGGAGAAATAGCAACTAAAGCTAAAACAAACGCAGATATAAGAATGTTAATTGAAGAATTTAACAAAAGAAATCTTAACAACAATACAATAGTTTTTGATTCGTGTGGAGGTTGTATTTATGACGGAAGAAGAGAAGATGATGGCTCGCTTAGGAAAAATGTTTTCCCAAGAGCCACGATATACACCAAGCGAGACTGAGGATAGTATTCGCGGCATGATAATTAATATGTTAGACCACTTGGAAAAATCTAACAACACTTTACAAAAACCTTAATCTATGTTATAATATATATAGAAAATCAGAAAGGAGTTAATAATATGATGTCATATGAAAACTTTAATATTTTTATGAATAAACTTATCGACAAGATGGAATGTGCTGAGGAATTTTATGATAAGGTTGACAATGCTCTTGGCAATGGTACTTGTGAATTAATTATTGAGAATAGCGGTATTTATCTCGCAGTTCAGATTCTTGCTACAGCAGTTAATGATGCGGACGATTGGATTGAATACTTCTTCTATGAAGCAGACCGAAAGCCGTTCACCGCCACAGTTGATGAAAGAGAAATTATAATCGCAAACAACAAAGACCTTTATCAGTTAATTACGGGAGTGATTTGATGGAAGTTTATTTAGTTTACGGCTATGATAACGAAGGATACAGAGTTCTGTTATCTATCGCGGCTTCAGAAGAAGTGGCAGACCGACTTATATCAGAATATAAGTACGACTATCACGACTGTTTTGCACAGATGTGGAAAGTTAAGGAGTGAGATTGTGACTATAGGAATTGACATTGATAATGTTTTGGTAAACACTACAGAAAGTGTGCTGGAATATTTGAATGAACGAACAGGGCTTAATCTTAAACTAGAGGACATTAAGACCTATAGCATTGAGGATTATGTTCCAAAGGAAAATAGATTGCTTGTTCCCGAAGCCTTTGAATCAAAGCATATGTGGAAAAAGGTTGATTTTATTGAGGGCGCAACGGCAGTAATAAGAAATTTGGTTAATGATGGTCATGAGATTTACTTTGCTACGGCTACTTTGCCGGAAAATCTTAAAAAGAAAATGAATCATCTTTCAAGGAATCTCGAATTTCTTGGACTCGATTACATCAAAAGCCACACAATATGTATCACCAACAAACAGTTGCTTAGGTTTGATGTAATGATAGACGATTATCTTGGTAATCTTTGCGGCGAAAGAACATATGAATCTATTTGCCTAGATTATCCGTGGAATCAGCCTACGGATGAAACTGTAAATGATAAGCATTTTCATAGAGTATATAACTGGCACGAAGTTTACGTATATATAAGATTTTTATTGGACAAGGAGTATTAATTATGTTTGAATATAAGGGTAAGACTTATGAAGGCGCACAGGCATTACTTGATAATTATACCGAGCTTGATAAGAAATATTATGATTTTTGCGTTGACAAGGAATTCAGAGAAAAGCATGATGAAGCTTGGGACGCTGTATTCGCATATTGGATGAAACTCCTTAGAGATGCTACAATTGGTATGAAAGATGTTCCGGAAGATGACTATGATGAAGTTTATTACGGCTTACTTGATGAAATCAACATTTTAGTAAGATTTATTTTTGAGTCAGATTGTGCAACTGATTATGAAGTTACATACAGTGACATAGAAAAAGGCTACGAAGTCTGCACTTATTACTTTGAAGACTTTGCACCAAGCAATCTCGTTTTTGGTATTGAAGCTACTCGCTCTCCATATAATGGCATTGAATTTGGTGGCGATGTAAAACCAACAGCATATGTTAAGGTGCCAGTAACAAAATATGAATATAGACCAATAGGTCATGGAAGTGATGAAAATGAGTGATGAAATTCGTATTCCAAAGGCTCTAAAGAGTGTGGATTATTACAAACACCTCAAAGAAAAGCTAAAGGAACAACAGTCTAAGATAGACTTGGCAAGGGCAGAAGCATACGAAATTCAAGGTGAAATAGAGTGTTTTCAGCAAGAGAAGTTACAATCTCTTGTTGGTAGATTCTTCAAAACTAAGGATAATGATGTGTTTGTGGTTACAGGAGTTCCTAAGCCAACTTACACTATGATTGATAAGCATTTCAACCCTTATCAGATACCTGTTTTAATAGCGACTTTTGCCGGTCCAAAAGAGAAGATTCTCGGTAAGGAAATATATATTGAAAGAGAAACTGTGTTTAGTAGGGCGGTTGATGCAGATGACCCCGAAGAAAAGTTTCTTAAAGAGTATGTTGAAATAACTAAGGCAGAGTTTCTTGCCGCGATAGTTAATAACTTAGAAGATATAGTTGATTCAATAGGAGAATGATTATGGCTAAATTGTTATATAAACCTTTAGGCTCTATGGAGGGCAGACGTAGTGTTCAGTTATACAAAGAATATCTTAAGGTAAAAGGTAACTTTCCTATGTATAAAGTTGGTAGGATGCTTGCTTTTTTAAGCGTTTCAACTGCTACAGATGACATGGAACTTGTAAATAACTTTGTTGAAATGTGCGGCGGATTACTTAATGATAACCTTGGCGTAATGGAAATACACATTGATGGTGATTTTAGCGACGCAGTTGTTGACTCCATTTTAGACTTTGCTGAATACTGGCTTGGTGATGTAATGGATTATATAGGTTTATCTGACAATTCTATTATCTTTGGTGTAAAGCCTGAATTTATTTGAGGGCTTTTAAAAATAAATTACATATTAGTATCGCGGCGAAAACCGTGAAATAAAAATCGAGGTGAATTTAAATGAAGAAGATTGCACTTGCTGCACTTGTTGCTGTAATGGCAGTTGCTTGCTTCGCTTGCACCGCTCCTGGTTCTGAATCAAGCGATAAGGTAGAAGAAACAACTGTAGTATCTGAAACTGTTCTTGAAACAGAAGCAGAAACAACTGTTGAATCTACTGAAGCTGAAACAGAAGCAGTTACAACAGAAGCTGAAACAGTTCTCGAAACAGAAGCAGAAGTATCTGAAACTGTTCTCGAAACAGAATAATAGCCTAAGAAGGACAACTTTACTCAACTAAACCCCACGTGGAAGTGGTGAAACTCCCCGATTGGGATGGTATGGCATCCTAGGAGTGTTGGCTCCACCATACATATTTTGCGGCTTGGTGAAAATAGTTATCACGTGTCCCTCATAAGGATAAGTTCGGGGTGCAAGTCCCCGAGCCGCGATTCGAGGTGTATTATATGAAACAAGACCTTATTGAAATTGAAGCATTTTGTCAAGTAGAGGGCTGCTGTTTTGGTTGCCCATATGAAGACGAATGTTTTGACCAATATCTCATGTATGGCTTTATGCACGCAAAGGATTGGATGGAACACTTTACCTGTATTTTCTATGCGGAAGGAGAAGTCTAATTGGAAAAATTTATAAAATATTGACTTTTTCAAAAAATTGTGTTATAATATATATAGAAAGTTAAGAGAAAGGACTTGAAGATATGACACTTAAAGAAAAAGCAACAAGATTCCTCAACGATAAGGCATCTGACCTCTTTGAGATGCTCAGAACAACAGAGCTTACTTATGATGCAGAACTTGGTTTTGTTGAAAAGTTACAGTTTGAAGAAGCTGGTTATCACCCAGTTTATGGTATGACAAAGGTTTGCTTTGTTTTTGATGAATTTGTAATCAAGACAGGCTTTGACTACAAGGTTACATATCCATCAATCGGTGGTGGTGTTACAAAGAAGGTTGTAGACCTCGAAGATGCTTGCGAAACTGAATATCTTGCATACAGAAAGGCTGTTGAAGAAGGTCTTGATGAGTTCTTCTTTGAAACAGATTCTCTTGGTTATGGTATCTATGTTCAGGAAAAGTGCGAAGAATCACTTCAGGATGCTAGAGTTTCTAGAGATGAATTTGATTCTATTACAAAAGAGTATAACGAGTATGAAATGGAGTGTGCAATTGATGCTCTCGTGGGTTCTATCTCAAAAGAAGAAGCTGAGGTTGACATCGACGAGTATACAACAGTTGGTGATTCTGTAAGATACATCGACTCTTATCTTAAGGAAGACTGTGTAACAAACTTTCTTCAGACTTATGATAGTGATAGAATGGTTAGACTTGCAAGATTCCTCTTTAACTATGACATCACAGATATTCACGATGCAAACGTTGGTTTCGACAAGGTTGGTAAACTTAGAATTTTTGATTTTAGTGGTTTCTGCTCTTCTACAAGAGAGCTGGTGAAAGGAGTAAAGGCATGATTTGGTTGATTGTAACGGTTATTTCGCTTGTGGTGTTAATTGTTAGTTTTTTAAGGGATGAGCTTGAAGTGGCTGCTGTTTTTGCAGTTCTGTTATCTCTTGAAATTATAGTAGGGGCGTGTGTTAGATACGTTGAAACACCTTCTGATATGGATATAGAAGATATAACTGCCAGACTTGAATGTGATTCAGAATATCTTAATGTTCAGGCATATATGGATGCTGTTAAGTATAATGAACGAGTTGAGTGTACACGTGAGCTTGGTGATTCTATATGGTTCGGCGCGATTGTTAAGAAGAGAGATAAACTGGCTGACCCAATACCTCTTGAAGGCTATAAAATTACCAAAAATTGTAAGGATTAAGTTTCTTAACTCTTTACAAAAACAGAAATCTATGTTATAATATATATAGAAAATAAAGAAAGGATGTTGTTTATGGGACAGGAATTAACAGTTACAATGCAGTTTAAAAATAGAAAAACCGGTGTAAAGTCAGAATTTCTTATGGCTTATTGGCGCAAAGGTTGGTCAATGACCGATGAAATTATAAGGTTCATCAATGATACCGCTAGTTCAGAAATTATTAGTGAAGACGAGCAGTCGTATATACTTGAATCTAATTTTATTTACAGTTTAAAGGATTTTCTTTACGAGCAGTTAGGTGATACAGAGTCTTACTCCTTTAGTAATTCATTTTGGGGTTCGTACACTTGTTATCAGCAGACAATTCGTCAGTTTAGAAATATAACAGCATGGATTCAGTTTTATGCAAATCGTTTTAATGTGCTTGATGAAATTGAAAATGCAACAGCAAGTGATGAACAGCCATGTTTTGATGGTTGTTTTGACCCAGACGCTCTTGGAGATATGTTTGTAGAGTATTCAGAAAGTGAAGCAAAAGATAAGGAAAAAGAATTTGTTTATATTTTACATCACCTTGGTGATTATGATATAACAATTGAAGTTCTTAACTCTTATTAATCTCTTTACAAAAACCGAAATCTATGGTATAATAGATATAGAAAGTGAGAGAGAGAAATCTCTCACAAATACTGGCCTGTGATGAAGCGGTCTAACATAGTAGCCTTTGACACTACCATTTTTCCTGGGTTCGAATCCCAGCGGGCCAATCAAATTTTTAATTTAGAAAGGATTTTTAATTATGGGTTATTACACAAGATTTTATATGGGAATTAGAGATAAAGAGGGTTATGTTAATGATGAACATAAACTTTATGATAAAATTGCTTGTAAGGTTTATAATGTTTGGGCAGGCACAGATATAACTGACTTTTCAGATGGTCAACTTGAAACCGCAAGAGAAACCCTTGAAGAGTTTTTCGAGGGTGAAAAAGAAGGCAAGTGGTATGAGCATGAGGAAGATATGAAAAAGATTTCCGCAGATTTTCCCGGCATTGACTTCGTTCTTGAAGGTCTTGGTGAAAGACGTGATGATTGGTGGATAAAGGTTTTTAGGGATGGCGAACTTGTTAGTGAGCATTATGCTGAAATTATCGCTCCAAAGTGTCCAAAAATGTATTTTGCAAATCCGGATTTTTAAAAAGTGAAACACTTTACAAAATCTGAAATTTATGTTATAATAAATATAGAAATTGAGAAAAGAGTATTTCAAAACATTTGTGAAACTTCGGTTCGATTCCGGGGTAGGTGCTCTAAGGAGCGAACTGCTGGTTGCAATATCAAAGTCAATTTCTTAAAAATATAGGCTTCTAGTTTAACGGTAGAATGGCTGCCTCCAAAGCAGAAAGATGTGGGTTCGAATCCTACGGGGCCTGTCCATAGAGGAGATAACCTCTATAAAAGAACCGTGTTTGTCAACTACACGTTAATATAAGTTGAAAATTGCGCCATCAGCACCACCCAATGTGGATGGACGTGGAAGTAATGGTCCACCCTGGCACCCAAATGATAGTAATATCATGTGTCAGGTAGCCGAGAGCATGAAGACAAGTTCTTCTCCGACAATCGGACGCACGGGAGAGCGAAACCACACCCCTACCGGGAGGTTGCCCGGATAATGCACAGGTGCCGAAGTGGTCATAACGGCGTAGACTTGAAATCTTCTGTGGCGGAAGCCCCGTGGGTTCGAATCCCACCCTGTGCGCCAAATAATTCCGCTTCGTCTAATTGGTAGGACGCCGCCCTCTGAAGGCGTGAATGGGAGTTCAACTCTCTCAGCGGAAACCAAAATGCCGTTGTAGCCCAGTTAGTAGAGCGCGTGCCTGAAGAGCATGAGGTCGAAGGTGCGAATCCTTCCGGCGGCACTTAATACCCTTGTAAGCTAATTGGATAAACTAAGGGTCTTCTACACCTTTTTTCTCAGTTCAAGCCTGAGCAAGGGTACTTAATTTATAATCTTCAGCCCGTTAGAAGTAAAATGGCGGGGCACCTGGTCACATAAGCCTAATGGTAAGGCAGTTGTTTGCTAAACAATGAGTAATCGGCTATGCCGGTGTTTAGGTTCAAGTCCTAATGTGACCGCTTAATAATGACGGTATGGCGAAGTGGTTTAACGTGGCTGGCCGCAACCCAGTTATTTTCGTAGGTTCGAATCCTACTACCGCCTTATGTGCCATTAGCTTAATTGGCTAAAGCAACTGACTCTTAATCAGAAGACTCTGGGTTCAAGTCCCAGATGGCGCACTTAATGTATTTATGTTTCAAAGCTGCGACATGAGGTTCGTTGATTTTTGGCATAGTGCATTAACGTCCCTGTAAACGAGAACAGGCGCGAACATATTCAAACCTATGTGTTAAGGTGAAAGGTTAAGACTTGGCGGCAACCGAGATAGTAGTAGCGCGCGCTACATTGCCTATAAATCGGCATGTGATGGAACTGGCATACGTGCTCGGCTAAGAACCGAGATTTTGTGGGTTCGAATCCCACCTTGCCGACTTTATCTTGAAAACTTAATAAAAAGTATGTTGTAACCATGTGTTAAAATGAGGGATTAATCATCTCTGCATGGGCGCGATGGAACTGCTGAGAGGTCGGGTCAAGGGATACCTTGACAGGGTTTCTTTTCTGATGTCGGAAGGCTGAGGAACAAGATGGTATACCAGCCATCAAGAGAGAAGTCGCGGCACAAGGACAACGTGAGCAATGGCACACCTAAACTGGTTGCTCCAACAATAGACGCTCTCTGTGAGAGAATAACCCCGTAGACCACATCCGCAAGATGTGAGTAAATGCTGGGAACGCAAAATAATGGAGTTGAGCCGAGAACAGCTTGAAAAAGCTGGAATAAACCCGATGGTGGTGCGAGTAGCCCAAGGCTCGATTAATTCTAGAATAATTTAAGGAAATTAATCTGAATGATGGGTGAAAGTTGGAGGTAAACAAATCCTCTCAGTGCTTGGGTTCTTCGGAACTGCGGTAAGAAGCTTTAGAGCGACGGCTTTAAGGCTCAGACTTATTGTCACTGTGGCTGAATAATGCGTAGCGTTGTAGGAGTATGGCGAACAAAAACCAACAATGTATTTTTTATTAGGTTTTCAAGATAGAACCAATCGAGGGGTTAACACGGATTTTGTCAGTTTCAACTACCACCGGCGAATAGGAAACGAAAGTTTGCGAAAGATATGTGGCTTGCGGAAAACACCTCGTTAAACAAAAAGAAGCGAAGTAAAACTGACATTAATGTGGGATTCGTATAGTGGTTAGTACATTGCATTGCCAATGCAAAAACGGGAGTTCAACTCTCCTATCTCACATATGCCCTCATAGCTCAGTTGGCAGAGCACCGTCATGATAAGGCGGGTGTCGAAGGTTCAATCCCTTCTGAGGGCACTAGGGCCGGGTGCCGAATAGTGTAGTGGTTAGCACGCCAAGAGATACAGACTTGGAAACAGTGGTTCAAATCCGCTTTGGGTGGACCGGACATAAGTGCAATAATGGAGTACAGAAGTACAATGTATGAAATTATTGCCCGGCAAGTGCATTGCCGCCATAATGATGCTTCAGGTTATTATGGTTTGAATCGTAGAAATATGATGAAAATCCCTTTGAGTAGCAATACCAGTAGTACAGCCGAGAATGGCGGAGAGCAATTAAGTCTTATAGGTCGCGGCCTATAAGTACCGAGGATATGCAATAGCTGATGATAGCGGGATAGCCCCGGCACCGTGTTGTCGTTAGAGGAACATCAGGCTCACACACGGATGACGCTCCCATAATTCAATGGTAGAATAGCAGACTTTGTGAAAATAGTTTAATGTAAAACTTTGAGCCGAATGGTTTGAAATATGAGTTCGATTCTCATTTTTTGCTCTAATCTGTCTATCCCAGTTCAACTCTGGGTGGGGGCATTTGGAAAAATTTATAAAATATTGACTTTTCTATAAACTTATGTTATAATATATATAGAAAATCAAGAAAGGAAGATTTAAATGTATATTTCAGTACAGTTTAGAAACAAGTTTAATGATTTTTCCGGCAAGACATATGATTTTGAAGTTGTCGGTGGTGTTCCAAAAGCTGGTGCAATTATCCGAATGGTTTCAGAAGATATGACTAAAAAGGTATGTAATGGTACAAGAGTTAAGGTAGTTGGTGTTAAGGCAATTTCCTCAACTTCTCAGGACAAAGTAAGATGTATTTTAGCATCAATGGATGAACCATCAATTAGTAAGGAGAAATAATATGTATTTAGTAACTCTTGAATTTATTGACTCTATTGGCGCTCCATTAGAAACTTATCTCTTTAGGAATCGCGGCAATGCATGGAGATTTTTTAAGGATAGTGTACTTGATGTGCTTGTGGAAGAAATTCTCTATGGAGATACTACTAATGATTGCGGCGGCGTTAAGCTAAAGGAAAATCTTGAAGGTGATATATATTATCTTCTCGGCAAAGATGGCGAAAGACTAAAGGAACTTCCAAGAGAACTTCCGGAAGATTTTGGTTATGCTGAGTTTTATGTTTCAAATTACATTTCTATAGTTATTAAGGAAGTTAATTTTGAAGATTAAAGAAGTAAAATTCTTTACAAATTCTAAAATCTATGTTATAATAAATATAGAAAATGAGAAAAGAAATTAAAAATTCTTTTCAAAATCTTAAAAAGTGAAAGGCTTGACTTTCTTTGAAAGTTATGTTATAATAAATACATAATAAATACGAAGAAAGTTCAAACCAAAAACTTAAAAAGTTTAAAGATTGACTTTTCTTGAAAGTTATGTTATAATAGATACATAACAAATACAAAACAATAAATAAAAAGGAGCTGATTAGTTTTGGCATACATTTATAAAATCACAAATCTTATCAATGGCAAACTTTATATAGGTAAAACTTATAATTCTATTTAGAAAAGGTTTGAAGAACATTGTAGAGATAGTCAAAAAGAACGGTGTGAAAAAAGACCTTTATATGACGCCATGAGAAAATATGGAATTGAAAATTTCGCAATAGAATTAATTGAGGAAACTTCTGTTCCAGAGGAAAGAGAAAAATATTGGATTGAATATTATGGTTCTTTCAAAAATGGTTACAACGCTACAATAGGCGGCGACGGAAAACCTTATATAGATAGGGATTTGGTAGTTGCTACTTATAATGAAGTATTAAATTGTAATGAGGTCGCGAGAATTATGAATATTTCTGCCGATAGTGTTCATTTAATTCTTAAAGAAAGAGATGTAGATATAATTTCTTCTGCCCAAGTTAGTCAAAGAGTTTGTGGTAAAGTTGTAAATCAATATTCTCTTGATGGTGAATATATACAATCTTTTCCGTCGGCTTTAGCGGCTGCGAGAGCATTAGGAAAAATAACTCCAACATCTAAAGGTGCTTCTTCTCAAATCTCTTCAGTTTGTAGAGGTAAAAGGAAAAGTGCTTATGGATACAAATGGAGTTGGGGATAAATTATTCCCAATAAAAAACATATGGGGCACGGGACTGCAAGGAGTGGTCATCTGTTTTGCAAACAGAAAATCAGCTGGATTCGATTTCCAGGTGCTCCACTTATCATCAGACTTGGTGAGGTCTTTGAAAATCACCGTCCTTTCTGGCCCTATCGTCTAGCGGTTAGGACGTCAGCTTTTCACGCTGAAAACCCCGGTTCGATTCCGGGTAGGGTCATTAGATTGAAGCAGACTTGACGCTTACTTCGTAAGTTTTGGGTACTTATTTCAGAAAAATCAGCGTCATTCATATTCTCAATCTTCTATGGTCTATTCGTTCAACGGTTAGGACGGCCGACTGTCTATCGGCAGATAGGGGTTCGATTCCCCTATGGACCGCTCAGTAGGTTCTCTTTCTACTTTAAGCAACAAAGAGTTGAAGTGACTGCAGCGTATCACTCGTAAAAAGGACAGCGACTTGGCATCTTGGAAGAAGACAAGACAGAGCAAAGAGGTATGATTTCGCGATAAATATTCTCAGATTGCTCGCTATATCGGGTGATTAGCTCAGCTGGTTAGAGCGTTTGACTGTTAATCAAAAGGCCAAGGGTTCGACTCCCTTATCGCCCGCTTCGAGGTGCATGGAACCCTATAAGCTCCATTGTTAGGTTGGCTAACAGAAAATAACCAATATGGGTTAACGTACCTTATGGTTGAAACGTTAACCCCGAATAACGGGATGTAAGCCAGTGGTAGACGGCAAAGTTTGGGACTTTGTAGACGTGAGTTCGAATCTCGCCATCCCGATTCGCGGCAAGGACAAACGGTAAGTTGCTTGGCTCATAACCAAGAGATAATGGGTTCGACTCCCATTGCCGCAATTGGTCGTCGCTGACCAAGTATTGGTTGCTATTAACCAATTAGGATATGAATGGTGAATGGTCTTCTACATAGTCCATTATATCCTACCAAACACAGTAGAAGAGTGGATTGGAAGTTGTTTATCATGTTTCTTACCAAAAATACATGGTTGACAGGTAGACCAAAGAGAGTCTACTGCTGAATGAGGAGAAGGACATTCCGGGTTTCCCCCTAGCCCCGTGACGCTTAGGAGGGAGCTGAGAGCACTGCTTAGTGTGTGGTCGTTGGCGGGATGGAGTCATCGAGAACAAGAATTCCATCCATTATATGGGAGAGTAACCTAGCGGCGAGGGTAGCGGTCTGTAAAATCGTGACGTAGAAACACCAGTGGTTCGAGTCCACTCTCTCCCACTTTACTGAAGCAGTTTAATGAGATACTTCATAACAGAATTTTTGACACCATTCTATTTTGATTTCTCGTCAAGGAATCGCGGCCTTGTCCCATGGCAGAAAACTGGGGTTTCCACTCTCATTAAGACATTCTCAGTAATTATTGTTTTAAAATTGACAGATGCAGAATGAACGCTTACTTCAGGAGCCATTTTGATTTTTCCTATCACATATACGGCGTTTATAGAGTTCTCTGTCCCATGCGGATGTAGTTCAACGGAAGAACGACTGGTTTCCACCCAGTAAATGTGGTTTCAACTACCACTATTCGCTTTAACCGATGCATTAGAAGACGGTTACTTCAATTGGTTTGAAAATTTCTTTGTTCAGAAATAGTGCGGTTCGAGTCCGTTTAACCCGTTTTCACCTTTCTCGGTCATTATTTTTCATTAAGTCGATGCAGTATATACGGTTACTTCGACAGCCTGTTAATCTGTTTTGGATACTCTCCGTATATGACCTTCTCGACTATATGCTCTCATAGCACAATTGGTAGTGCGCGAAACTTGTAATTTCGAGGTTCTCGGTTCGAGTCCGAGTGGGAGCTTTAATGACCGGATAGTACATCTATCCGGTCTTTTTTATTCTTTACTTTTTAAAGAATTTATGTTATAATTATTACAGAAAGTTAAGAAAGGAAAGTAAATTATGACAGATTTTTTTGAAGCATTAGGAAATATAATTGGCATAGTAATAGTAGCTGGCGGAGCATTGGTGTTACTTTTACTCACTATTTGGCTTGCGCTTTATCTAATTAAAGAAATTATAAATACAGTAGAAGATTTTAAAAAGAGGTAAGACTATGACGACACCTTGTTTTGAAATAATTTCAGAAGACAAACTTAATCTCATGGCTACTAAAAAACTGATAGACCTTATGAGATTTTATGATTATAATTGTCCCGACTATACACATGATTGCTATTGGGGCAATTGCAAATGCCAAAAGGCTTGTGCGGCACTTCGCCGCGAAATGGTAATGAGGATTTATACAATTCTCAAAACAAGACCACATATTCCAAATAAAGCAGAAGCTAAGAAAATAAGACAAGAACGTGCGGCTAAGAAATTTAAGACAATATCCGCAAGATAATTAAGGAGGACGATATTATGAGCAGAATAGCTAGAGAAATTAAGGCAGAAAACAAGATAAAGAACACAACAGTAAACTTTATGGGCGGCAAGTCTTATACAGTTAACCCACTTGATACTCTTAAGTTGGTTGCAGCATCATCAATCTTTGGTGAACCATCTTATTACCGTTCAAATGTAAAGGAACGTAGATATGAAATCGACCGTGCGCTTAGAGGTTTAGACATCATGTTCGGGGAGTATGTTGGTCAGACAACTACAGAAATCTTTGAACAGGTAATCGACGACGCACTTGCCTATGATTTCGGTGCAACACTTGAATTTGCCGCAGAACTTCGTGACACTTACAACATGAGATTAAACCCACAGGTAATCATGGTTCGTGCCGCAATCCACAGAGACAGAGCAAAGTTCACTTCTGAAAACCCTGGTGTTTTCGCGGCAATCAATGATAAGGTAATGGCTAGAGCTGATGAACCAGCAACTCAGTTAGCATACTACATCTATAAGAATGGCGGCAAGTCTAAGCTTCCATCAGTTCTTAAGAGAAGCATTGCTGATAAGCTTTCAAAGCTCGACACATACGCTGTTAACAAGTACAAGAACGCTGAAATCGGTATGATTAATGCAGTTCGTCTTACACACGCAAATTCTCCAGTGTTAGATGCACTCCTTAATGATAGACTTGAAGTTTCAGATTCAGACGAAACTTGGGAACAGAAACGTTCAAGAGGTATGGGTTGGAAGGAAATCTTCAACACAACAAACATGGGTCACATGGCTCTTTTAAGAAACCTCAGAAACGTATTCTCAGAACAGATAGACGTTAACTTTGCTAAGAGATACCTTAAGAAGTTAAAGGATGGCGTACTTCGCGGCAAGCAGTTCCCGTTCAGATACTACACAGCAATGGGTGTTATCGAAAAGGCAGACGTTAGCTACAAGTCATTAATCCTTGACACTCTTGAAGAATGTATGGATATTGCTCTTGACAATATGCCAAAGTTAAAGGGTAAGACAATGTGCTTATCTGATAACAGCGGTTCTGCTTGGGGCGGTATCACATCAGAGTATGGTACAGTTACTGTTGCCGAAATCGACAACCTTTCTGCTGTAATTGCTGCAAAGCTTTCAGATGATGGTGTTGTTGGTAAGTTCGGTGACAAGTTAAAGACTTACCCAATCTCAAAGAGAAACGGTTGCTTAATCCAGGCTCAGAAGGTTAATGAAACAAAGGGTTCTGATATTGGTAAGAGCACAGAAGGTGGTATTTGGGAATTCTTAATCAACGCAATCGACAACAAGGAGTTCTATGATAACATCTTTATCTTCTCTGATATGCAGGCTGGTCACGGTTGTCTTTACGGCACACCAGAGCAGAGAAGAAAGTACCGTGACAAGGGCTTCGAAGCTGAATACCGTACTGGTTACATTGATGTTTACAAGTTAGTTCAGGAATACCGTAGAACAGTAAACCCAAAAGTGAATGTTTTCATGGTACAGACTGCTGGCTACGATAACGTCATCTTACCAGAATACTCTTACAGAACTGCTATCCTCTCCGGATGGACAGGTAAGGAAGTAAGCTTCGCCGCAGACTTCATTGCAAAGTGGGATGAAATTGAGAACAGACAGAACGCTCCAAAGCAGAAGTCAAAGACTCAGAAGCAGTCCCAGTCAAATCTTCCACCAGTAAGATATAGATAATATACAGGGAGTAGGAAAATTTTTCCTACTCCTTTTTCATTTTTTTTAAAAAATTTTTTATTTTCGACTAAAATTCGCGGCGAAAAGAGGGTGATTTTTCTCCTCTACTATGTTTTTAATATAAAGTTATTAAAAAATATTAGAGGATTTAGGAAGGCATAATTTGCCTTCTGAGATTGGCTTATGAATGAATAAATTTCGCGGCACAAATGGAATTTTTTAGGAATTCTTGACTTTTAGGCTAAAGTATGTTATAATATATATAGAAAGTTAAGAGAGAGATAAACAGAAAGGACTAAAATTATGAACGCTATTGTATTTGAAAGAGTTAAGGAATACCACGAAGGTATTGCAATGGAAAATGTACACGTTTTAAGCGAAAAGGATTTTGTTGATTGTGTTTATCCAAACCCAGACACACTTCGCTATGAGCCTTGTTATGAACGTCATTACTTTATAGACGGCATAGACTGTGGAATTAGTGAAGTTGCTCAGACTCGATTCGCTAATTGGCGCGATATGACTATTGTTCTTACTACGGAAAACATAGATGAATACATTATGAATTTTAAAGCCGAAGCAGAGCATCACAAGACAAAACTTGAAAAGGGTGTTTTTCCTTATGCAGATTTGGTCTTTTGGGGCAAGCCGGAATACATAAGAGAAGAGTTTGAATTTTTCTCAATGGTTGTTAATACTCTTAAAGAGATTAAGGAGAGAATGGTATGAGCAAAGGTAGACTTTTTTTAGTGGTTATAAATGGCCTTCCAATTAAATTAAATCGTAAACAAACAACAATCACCTTTCCTTGCTATGAAGAATTCTTCCCTCATGTATCCATGAGAGAGATTGAAGAAAAAGACAAACTTCCTAGAAAGCATAGATTTGTTACTTTTTTAATTGATGATGGAGTTTTAAATATAGACCACTTTATGGGTTCTAAAAAAGAAGACTTTAGGGATGGAAAATTATATTGCTCATTTTATGTAAATGAAGTGGTAGGAAAGGCAACTAATTTAGACCATATCATCCCAGCAGAAACATTTCAGTTTCCGTTTGTAACGACTATGGAAAATATTATAGATGTTTTAAGTCAAATGTTACGTGCGAAAGAGGTAGAATAATGGTAATATGTGCAAGTATTGAAAATGTAAATTGGGATTTTACTCAGGGAGAATCCGGCATGATTGATGTCTTTCTTAATAGCATAGAAGACATAAATTTCGACCCAAACACTATTATGGGAGAAATGCCTAAGAGCCGCGAAAACCGCTATGACTTTGAAATAGAGGGCGGCCCGAACGGTAGATTCTTTAGTGCTTGGGTCTATATAGATGTTAATGATATAGATACAGATAATCTTGCCGGCACTTTTGAATGTTGTTTTAATGAAATCGCGGCGAAAGAAGACCCTGGTATTTGCGTGTATGTAAGGAGTTGATAATAATGATTAATGCAAATTATGTAGTATATGAACGTGATTCTTATGGTGACTACGAAAAGGCCGGTGAATATGATAATTGGTATGCAGTAGTTGATGATTATTTAACATATAATGTCTTTCTTGAAGATATGTATAGAGCGGTTCTTGACCATGACGGCAACGAACAGTATCCATGTAGTAAGATTTTTAACTACAACGATGTTGAATATTACTTTGATTTATACTGTAAAATGGTTCTTGGAAAGTTAATAGAAACAGGCAAGTTTTGTATGCCAGACAATAGCTTTTATATAGAGGTGGCAGAAGATTGTTATAAAATCGTTGTAAGAGCTGATATGGCAGAAGCTATTAGCGCCAATAAATTAAAGATATATTTACCTTGCGAGGTGAATCTTGTTAAGACTCCTTTTGTAGAAGAACCTACGTACATTTTAGGACATGATAGTGTAAATGACCTTGTGAATTTTAGTTTCTATGGTGAAGTGTTCTTTACAGAAAGCCAATGGAAAGCATATGTTGATAAAGGTCTTTCAAATGCCGACATATTCGCGACAGTATTTGGTCAATTTCATGATAATTTTAAAGTTGAATTTAGTGAGGAGAGATTATAATGAAATATATAGGAAAAGATGGCTATGGCAACATATATGATACAAAGGAAAAAATAAAAGATTATATCAAATCAGCAACCTCTCTTATGAAAGCAAGAGAATACTTTGATAATGGTGGAGATTACGCCTTATCAATGGAGGCAGAAAATGCTTATGGCGAATATAGGGTGGCAGACGAAGATATGTCTATTGCAACATGGATGGAATATTTTGAAAAATACGTAAACGAAATGTATGAAAGGGGAGAGTGGGGACTTACTAAGTGTCGGGTATTTAAGAAAATGACCATATCAAATGCTAAAGCAACCATTATAAAAATAGGGCCTTCTTCTGTAATAAGACTTGATGATGTTGAAGACTCAATAGACCTGATAGTTGAAGATGTCTTTTTAACAGAAGAAGAAGTTGAATCTTGTGGCAAATGCCAAGGTACATTAGATATTCGCGGCAATTTTACTGGCTCTGCTTTAATAAATGAAGAAGTCTTTATAGAGAGTCTTAAAGAAACTGATTTAAAAAATATTTTCTCCCATGCGTATTTTGTAGAAGATAATTTACTTTATAGAGTTGCTTTTGCTTCATGGAAAAATAGAAAAACCAAGGAGGAAGAGGAATGAGAAATTTATATTTTACATATGAAAACCAGATTTTCGAGTCAGAAGAAGCTGTAAGACAGCATATAAAAACCCATGCCATATGGGAAGACGTAGCATCAAAACTGCATAAAGTCTACATTAGTGAAGATGACTATGGCAGAGAATATGAAGATGTAAGAACTGATTTATCTATATTGGAAATGGAAAGTTGTTTTAAAGAATATGTAGACCGAATAATAGAACGAATAAAGTTGGGAGAGTCGGTTTATGGCATTGAGATGAAAGAAATAGGTCACAAGCTTACATTGTGGGATTCAGATGCATCAATCGAAAGTCCTGACTTTTTATCAATTACTGGCTGGGCGCAGATTCGCGAAGAAGAAATCATTATAACTGGCAGCGAAGAAAAATATGATTATAAAATAATTCATGAGAAAGGAAAGCCTCTTTCCGACATTAACTTTACTGCATATGTTATATTTACCGAGGAAGAATGGAATTGTATTAAAGAACATTCATTTCCTTGTCTAAGTTCTACTGAAATAATTTTTCGTGATAAATTTAATGATAATATAAAAGAAAATGGTTTTGCCATAAATTTTGGTCAAAGGAAGGATTAATAATGATAAAATACAAAATAGTTAAAATAACCAACAAAAACGAAGAGCTCCTTATAGAAAGTAATATAGACGAAAGTGAACTTTTCAACTATGTTCGTAAGTACCTTCAGTTTAGAGAATTTATGGATTGGTACGATAACGAGCGTGATATTCCTTTAGAATATGATACACTTACAATAGAAGACCTTGAAGACAATATGAATGACTGTATTCAGAGTCTTGTAAATAATGCAGTTGTTTGGGATATTGAGATTTATCTTGGCAATCATTATTTTGTAAAGAAATATGAGCAGAATGTTAGAGTGTTTGTTTCCTTAGAGGATTATGGTGATTTATCACCAGTTTGCGCTAAACCTGACGGTGAACACAAATTAATAATTCTAGATAATGCAGTCGTTCATAGCGGTGTGACTGAAAAACCAGTAGGCACAGTAAACTATGGAGTAGAAGTAAATGATTTTAGCTTCGATAGTTTTAAATTTTGCGGCGAAGTTGTAATAAGTGAAGCTCAGTACCTTAATTGCCTTGCAAAAGACAAGTCATTAGCAGATATAATGCTAGAGCACTTCAATGGTAAGGCACCGTTCGATATTGAGTTCGCAGAAAAGGAGGAAGAATAATGGAAATAGAAAATAAAGTATGGGTAGTAAGTGGAGAAGACTGGAATGATGAGAGAGGAACTCGTATTGTCATTGGTGTTTGTCCTACTGAAGAAGACGCTGAAAATATTAAACTTCGGTTTTTATACACATATGACGAGATATGGATACAAGAATTTCCTATAAGAACTTGCGACAAACCTTTTGTCGTTTATAAAGGTCGTTTCAGGGCAGAGCTTCATCTTGTTGGTGAGAAACATTATGTTTTAGGTAAGATAGACTACGTAAAACAGGAAGGAGAACCTTTGTCTGGTGATTGTAACGTTAAAGAAAAATTTGAATTTTCCGTGGGCCATGTAATCAAAACTGATGGTCCAGAGGTTTATATAATATCGGGAGGATTTACTTCTATGGAAAAAGCTCCTACCGAAGGGGGAGCGGCAAAAGAATGGATTGCTCAAAAGGCTAATGAAAAAGGCCTTATCACATTAGAAAGTTCCGGATTTTAAAGATGAAGAAAGTTAAAAAGGTCTGCTGGAAATATCTGGTAGGCCTTTACTTTTTTTAAAAACTGTGTTATAATATATATAGAAAGTTAAGAGAGAGAGGAAAATAAAAATGGTAATTAACTTCTATAGACTTTATGGCACAATTTTTTATTACTTTGACATAAAAGCTGATAACACAGTTTACTTCAGCAACACGGATGAAGACTTCAACAGAAAGCTTGATTATGCGGCTTATATCCCAGCCGAAACTCGCTTAACTGATAAAGAAGCGAGAGCGTGGTTTAAAGAACACTATCCAGATTGTGAAGTCCACAAAGTTGATAAACATTATCATACAGAACAGCATTACAAGGAAGACAGAATAGGCGACTAAGAAAGGACGATTAACTATGAAAAACTACAGACCAAAGTCATGGAGCGCACAGGCAAGATTCATGTGTGACCAGCAGATTGAATACATCAACTACGGACACTGTTTCATTGAAGACTCTATGAGAATGTTCAGAAACTCTTACCGCAACCCGCTTATCGTTGGTAGAGCAGCAAAGAGATTCGGTAGAATGTTAAGAGCCGGCAAAATCAAGGAAAACAAGGAAGCATACATCAAGAACTATCCACTCGATGCAAAGGAGAGAGGTTTAATATGACAAATATCGGAAATGATAAATACCTACATCTTGTAACTCGCCGCGATTACCTTGATGTTATATCAGATAAGGTTTCTCCGGATTTCGCGGCAGAGATAGAGGAAATGCTTGATGTAGCAGAACTCACAAAATCTCAACTCATTGATGAAATTGATAGCGATGCCGCTTTCTATGAAGCAGAAAATGAGGAAATGCGAAACACAATTGACGACGCAAACTCAATGATTCAGCAGTTCCTTTACCCGATAGAAAAAGGCAAGAACCTTAATCGTCAGAAGACAATTCAGTTTCTCAACGACTTACTCAAACTAATCGACATAAACAATTGGAAATAAGGAGGGGTACATATGTATCTTGTACAGAAAATTTCAACATTCGAAGGTCTTGAAGTTATCAAGCCAAAGATTTTTAGTTCATATGTAAAGGCTCGCCGCGATTTACTCAGCAGACTTGGTGAGGTATTCATGGAAGCCTTTATAGATTCCGAACAGGACGAATACGGTAGCAGAGATATAAGAACCGGCTTTGAACTCTACTCTCAGTTTTATATCGAAGCTGGCACTGGTGCTTCTCTTTCATATATCCCGGCTGAGGAAAAGGAATTTAAGGAATATGGCGAGGAATTAAGCATTTACATTGGTGAAAACGCTCATGAATTTATTTCAATTAAAAGAATTGCTCAGGAGGATGAATAATATGTATAAAGTAATAAATACAGTAGATGACACATTTTCTTTCTATAGTGACCTTAGAGATTTTGTGGATGAACATATGACTATAGACGATGTTATTGAAAGCCTTGATGACATCTATGAACCAGTAGACTTACCGATTGTCGGCAAAATGCATATATCAACCATCGTAAAGAACTTAGCTTCAGACGATGACTTAGATATGCTCTTAAACGATGAAATTGATTATCGTACTGATGACCTTATCTACGAAATTGAACACTATGGCTCATGTGAGTGGGGTGACTACACAATCTTAGAAGTTGAGGAGGAAGATAACTATGAAGAAGTATAAGATATATAATGCAATTTGTGGACATAAGGCTACATGTCCACGTTCAGAAGCAAAAACCCTTGAAGAAGCTATGGAATATGTTGTTACCGTAAGTAAAAACAACATCATATTTGACAAGTTAGATGAAGTCTTATTTGATATTGAAGTTAATGACCAAATGGTTGCGGCGGCAAATTCTGAAAAGAACCAGTGGATTATTAACAAATGGCTTGAAGAAAAGAAGAATGGACTCATTGAAATGTATTTAAAGACCAATGGAGTTAATTTTCTTATAAACGACTTAATAGTTGAAGAGTGTGAGGAATATTACCTTTATCAAAATGGTAAGCTTGGAATGTCCGGTCCGTTTGAGGAAATATTTCATTATATTTACGATTATTGTCCTTATGAAGCTGCGGCAAGAGATTTTTTCAATTATCATGTTCGTGAAATACCTGTCTTTTTAGACGGAGAACTAGGCAATCTTCTTTTCCCTGATGACCACTACACAACAGATTTCTCTGACAATATCTTCAATTATATCGAAGATAATCTTAAACATATAATTGATACCAATGGTTCAGCAATTTTTGCTGGCGTAGTTATTAGCGCTGAACCAATTGAAAATACCTTTAACCGCTAATGGAAATATCTGGTAGGCATTGACTTTCACCTTAACTTGTGTTATAATATATATAGAAAATCAAGAAAGGAAGAAATAAAAATGGTAGAAGAAAGAGTATTTATATTTGATGACTTAGATAACAAGAAATTTTACAAACTCTCGTACCGGGGCATGATTGCAATGATTTTTGCGGCTGAACAGCTTGGCATTTGGTACAGAGTATCAGAAATAGTTAACGACAAAAAGGTTGAACGTTTCATGAAAGTAAACGGCGAAACCATTGAAATGTACGACTCAAACGAAAACTTACTCGCTTCATCCAATGTCTAAGGAGGATTACAAATGAAAGAATTTAAGATAACACTCACCACACCATCAAAGGCTGGCTTCTCTGATAACTATAAGCCGGACATCACAAAGACCTACTTCATGGGCGGCAACACTCTCCTTAATATCGAAGCTGCAAAACGTAACTTTGCAATGGAATTCGGAGTAGATGCAAGTAAAATTAACGTAGTTGATGTGTGGGAAGTAAACGAAAGCGAAAATGATTAAGGAGGAAAACTTATGTACGTTGTAGAATTTTTAATTGATGAAACACCAGCAAAATTATTCAATACATTTGATGAAGCAAAGGATGCCGCAATTGGCTATCTTGACGAATATGGATTTGACGTTAACGCATTTGATATGCTCGATGAAACTGCTGATGACCCGACATTTGAGGGTTTTGCGGTTGAAGATGTTGTTCTTTGTTTCTATGCTGAACTTGCTTAAGGGGGGCTACTACATGACACTTGAAAGATTTTTCTATCACAAGATTTGCGGCAAAGGTTCACAGCCAGTTCTCTACGGAAAGAAAGTAGATGAGTTCCCATCAATTGTAGATGCAAGAAACTTTATCTACGAAACCTACAAAACAAACTATTACATTGATGAATCAGACCCAATGGCTATCTCAATTACATCGTGTGATGGAGTTGCCGGCATAAGATGTTTCTTCAATATCTGAGGTGAGTTGAATGGCACTATTTCCAAACTAGAAAACAATCCAAATTCGCCGCACTCTTCCTCACGAAAACTTCATGGTAATAGATAGAACAAACTGGATTATCGCGGCGAAAAGGTTAACTTACTCCGCATTTAAACTATGGATGTTTTTGTGTTCCTATGGAACAAGAGATATGGCGATAGGCCCAGCATACATCAAACAATGTATCGGCATTTCGGAGTCCAGTTACCGAGATGCCATGAAAGAACTCGAAAAGTACGAATACATTACCCAAGTTCAAAAGAGCACATATACCTTTAATGAATTTGGCAGACCAATGGAGGAAGATGAATGATAGAACTTACAGAAAAAGAAAGATTTGAAGAACAGGAAGACTATAATGCCCTCAACGAAAAACAGAAGCAGTTTTTTGATATGGCAATGAGCGGCAAGAATATGTTTATTACTGGCCCGGCTGGAACAGGAAAGACATTTCTTGTAAATCGCATAATCAAAGCATTTGAACGTCGCGGCAAGAGAACAATTGTTTGTGCTACCACTGGTGTTGCGGCAAGAAGTATAGGGGGGTTTACTCTCCATCACCAGTTTCATCTTTCCGTGACTGATGGCACAGCAACCAAGGACAATGATTGGTTAAAGGATACTGATAGCCTTGTGGTTGACGAAGCGTCTATGTTGGACTTCCTCTTATTCAATACAATAGGTAATGAAATTAAGGAGTTCAATCCAAATTGTCAGATTATCCTTATCGGTGACTTCTTCCAGTTGCCGCCTGTAGTAACTGATGAAACTATTAAGATTGCTGACCATCGCGGCTATTCACCAGAACTTGATAGAAGTCAGTTCCATTGCTTCCACTCACACATCTGGAGAGATTTTAACTTCCAGACTTGCACTCTTACACAGGCAATGAGACAGGACGACCAGGCATTTAGTACCGCTCTCTACAATCTTAGCCGCAATACTCTTACATCAGATGACAAGGCTTATCTTGCACAGTCACAGAAAAATGCTCCTATGAAAGATGCAGTAATCCTTGCTTGTACAAACAAGGTTGTAAACGCTATCAATTCACAGGAGCTTGATAAGATTGATTCACCGGAAAAGCTTTACAAGGCTCTTTATTGGGGCGAGTATGACAAGGAAATTCCTCGTATGCTTAAGTTAAAGGTTGGCGCAAGAGTTATGCTGACAATTAACAACCCAACAGATGGTTATTGTAATGGCGACATGGGACACATTACTCAGTTAAATATTACGGGGGTCAGAGTTAAGCTGGATAGCGGCGAAGAAGTTGATGTTCCTCAGTATGATTTTAAGACTCAGATTTTTGAAGACGGTGAAACTCAGACAATCGGGGGTATTAAGCAGTTACCACTTAAGTTAGCTTGGGCAATCACAGTACACAAATCTCAGGGTCAGACATTCGATAAGGTAAACTTCCTGTACGATAAAGGATTCTTTGATGGCGCGAACGAAAACCGTACACTTCTTTACGTTGGTCTTAGCCGAGCACGTAAGATTGAGAATCTTTATCTCAGAATTAAAGGGGGTCTCCCACGCTTTAACAACGAAGCGGTTGCTGACTTCTACAACGGCAAATTTAAGACATACGAAAGCCGTTTCGACAATTTAATAGGTTTCTAAAATGGCGGCTGGGTAGTACACCTGGCCGCTATTTCTCTATAGGGGCGGTATTCGGGGATTTCGCGGCAAGAAATTTCACTGTGATTTCGCGGCGAAGTAACAGAGAAAGTAAAATAGCACATCCTTTTATACTATGAGCGAAGCGAATAGTATAAAAGGGGAGGCAGCGTGCGAGTGCGAAGCACGAGTTAGCTGTATATATTATATATATTGTGCGGGTTAAGTTTAATTTTGGTAGGGGGTAAGTAGTAGTAGTAAGTAGGGGTAGTAGTAGTAATAGATATATATTATATTGTGCGAGTTAAGTTAGTAGTAATAGTAAAAGTATTAGGGTAGTGGTAGTAGAGAGGATTAGAGTAGTAGTGGTAGTATAATTATTATATTATATATAGTGCGAGTTAGTTTAGCTAGTAGTAGTAGTAACGAGTAAGTAGTAGTAGTATAATTATATATATTATTATTATATATATTATATATTGTGCGAATTGCGTAGTAGTAGTAAGAAAGAAAGGGTAGTAGTAGTAGTAGTAATAATATAATTATATATAAATAGTGCGAATTGCGTAGCGAATTATGTAGTATTAGAAATCGCGGCGAAAGAAGGAGTAGTAGCAACCTAAACGGCGTAGCCGCAGAAATATTAGTAGTAGTAGTAGTAGTAAAAACCAACGTGGGTTTACTGTGCAAAACCGTAAAAACACGTTTTCTACCGTTACCCTCCGTATTCCCGAACGATTTTTGGCGAGTTTTGGAGAGTTAGTAAAAGTTGGATTATTTTTGCTAGCGAGCCCTAGCAGCAACAGGCATAGATAAGTATAATTAATATATAATATATATATAGTGCAAATTAAGTTAGAATTGGTAACGTGGGTTGACTATATTCCAAACCGTATTTCGCCCACATTTTTGGGCAATTTCTTATTTCCTACTGTATTCCCAAAATTAAAGAGAATAATTATTCCCATAACCAAACAATCCCTAGTAAATTCCAAATAATTTCCTGGAAATTCTCACAGTAACATTATCTTTTTCTCTCAAATGGAAAATTTTTCCAGAACTGTAAAATTTTACCGTGGACCTTTTTAGGGTTTTTTTCTAAATGTAGATTTTATGTGCCGCGATTCAAATAAAAAATTTCGTGGCGCGAGATTAGCTGTGAAATTTCTATAAAAATAGTCAAAAATTTTACTAATTCAGTCGTTTTTTTTCTCATTTAAAAAGTAGAATTCCTTTACCCCTACTCAAAAAATTTTTGTCCGTCTTAGATGTAGCTCCTTTGTAGCTCATATAAGGCGGCTATTTTTATGCCCGGCCGACGCAGCTCCTTTGCAGCTCCTATAGGGACCCCATAAGCCCGGACCGGGGAGACCCCTACCCCGCCTGCCCGGATGGACGCCGATTTTATGGGGTTGGCGGACGACATAGATGCGTGGCTTGGCGGCGCGAAAAAAATGTGGGCGGGATGCAGCTCCTTTGCAGCTCCTATAGAGTACGTAAATACGTGGTGTGGCGGGTGTGTTGGTAGAAGCATGGAAAAGTGGCAAATTATGGTAGGGTGGATTATTATGGTTGGAATGGAAGATTTTGTTAGAAATGGAAGAATGTGGTAAATTGCCCGGGCAATTCGCCAAAATTTACCAGTCAGATGGCAAAATAAAACCACTCCCGAAGGAGTGGCAATATTTTACATGGTAAGGTCTATTATGTCTTCACCTTCCAAATCATCCATGTCAGTAATTTCCTCAACGTCAAAACCGCAATCGTAAAGAAAGTTGTCAAAATCATCATCGGTGTAACCTTCTGAATATTCAACATCTATATACTCTGCGGCATAGTCATAAAGTCCTTCTGCCATATAAACGCAAACATCATCTTCACTATTTGCTTTAAAGTAGTATATATTGTCACAACCACAATAGCCGCAACTATATGTTCCCTTAAAATACATTAGTCCTCATTCCCTTCCTCTTCAATTTCAATACAGAAATCTGATTCCCAAAAACTGAAAGTAAAACAGCCACCTTCTACCAAATCCTTACATTTTTCCAGTGCATCTTCAATTTCTTCCGCAACCGCATTGTCAATTTCTGATGCTAAATGACCGCTGTATTCTTCATGGTCATAATCATCCTCAATCATATCATACCACGGAAGGTCAAATTCATCTCCATTATCTTTACGTGCGCTAATACCGACATTTTGAATAAACCATTCAACCTTCGTATCACGGTCAACCTCTTTGGAAAGTGCCTGTGCTAACTGCCATAAGGTTGTAAAATAGTTGCCGTCATAGGTATAACCGACATAATGTTCAACATCAAAAAATCTGCCGCTATAAATGTCTTTACCGTTCATAAAAGCAAGTGTAACATCATTTACAAGTTTGTGAGAGAAAACCTTCCTTAATCCTTCATCTAACTTGTCAAGGTTTGAATAAGTTTCAGCGCTACGGTCATTATAAATTACTTTGTACATAATGGTAATTCCTTTCCGGTTTTTAGAACTTGAACCTGTTCATGTTTTGTTTTATCTTATGTATATATTATAACATAGAATATAGTGTTTGTCAATAGTTTTTCTAAAAAATTTTTTATGGTATTTAATGGCAAAGTGCCCGGGCGAAAAGGCAAAAATTACCATTTCTACCATAAAAGGGAACCGCCCCAAAGGGCGGGTAATTAATGGCAAATAATTTTCAAATCGTTATATATTCCTATATCTCCCGATGACATTAAGGAAAATTTATACATTACGGAATCAATGTACAAATTAACAAGATTGTCAGAATATTCATAGTTAAAGGTTGCGTGGTCATAATCTCGCTTTACTATGGTTCTCCAATTTATTCCAAGTGGATTGTCGTTCATATCCTTGGCATAAGTGGTACTTTCAAACCATTCTATTGCCATTTTAAATGTTAAATCTTGGTCAGTATAAAAAATTGCGTCCGTTAGTTCATCAAGTTCAAAAAGCTGTTCTTCAATACCTTCTATTTCATATTCTTTTACACAGCGTATAGCAAAGTTATCAAATGTTACTGCATGAGGGCGGTTGATGGTGTTTTCGACAATTTGTTTAGCGATTGCCATATCTTTGTTAGTAAGAAGTTCATTTATTCTTACTATTGCACCTCTTTTGGTATGTATCTTTTCATCCTCTTTTGTTACATAATTGTTAATTGTAAAATACATAATTAGTCCTCCCATATTAAGTTGATGTGAAAATCATTTATGCCTACTGATGTAATTATCATTTCTTCATGTCTGTTATATGCTCTGTGTAATTCATCTATTAAATAGTTATCAACAAATGCATAAGCTGTATTGTATATTTCTTCCGAAAGTACGTGATTTTGATGCATAAGAAGTAAATCACCTAAGCGGAAACTACCAAGTATTTTATCTTCGTTGTTAATTTCTGCGACAAGACAAGGCATAGTAGGGGTTAAATAATACCAAGTTGCTATAATTCCTTCAGCATCACACTGACTTAAAATATAACCCACCATTTCTGTCAATGAACCTGTTTCAAAGTCATCACACTTAAATTTACAATTCTTTACCATATGGTTATCCTTTCCGGTTTTTAGGAGTTATCACCTCTCCATCTATGTTTATATTATACCATAGTTTATGATGTTTGTCAAGTGTTTTTCTAAAAAATTTTCGCCGCCAAAATATGGTAAACTGCCCGGGCGTTTCGCCAAAATTTTCCAGTTTTGGTATATAAAGAAACCGCCCTTTCGGGCGGCATAAATTATCAATAATATCCTTCGAGTTCATCTTCTGACTTTTTGTCTGATATGCATTGACTTATATAATATAAAAGACAAGAAAAATTACAATTTTCACTATCAATTGTAAATTTAGTGTCCCTTTTCCATTTAATTCCATTTATAAGTGTTATATTATGGAGAATATCCTGTCCTTTGTCAAGGTCGAACATACCAATATCTCTCAAAATGGCATTTTCTTCCTCTAACTGTTCTATTCGCTTTTCTAATTGAATAGTCTTTTTAAAGAGTGCGGCAAGAACTTCCATTGTTTCCATTTTCTTACCGCTTTTATCATAAAAGCCTTCTTCCCAAAAACTTTTTCCGAGATATTCCATTTCTTCTGATTCTATCCAGTCTTCTTCTATTATGCCTTCCATATTCTCCCACCTCACATTCTTAAAATCGCATTGAGTATGTCAAAGATTTCCTTTTCTGAGTATGCACCTTTGCCCCATTCTTTTCTAATCTCTTCGTTATCGTCAAAGAGTATGCCTTCGCCTAAAGAGTGTTTAGGCGTGCCGTATGGTACAATAAGGATTTCATCCCATTCTACAGATGGCATATGTTTCCTGAGCCACTGGAGTTTGGCATCTTTTGTACGTCTGTCAAATTCCGGTGTACTTTCCTTTGAACACCATGAAACGATTTTAAGAGTGAAATCTAAATCCTTCTGTAACTTATTGAGAAGTTTGGCAAGTCTTGACAGATTGAGCCTTGCCTTCGCATCTTTATAAGGTCGTACAGAATAATTTCTTAAATCTTCCAGCCAGCCCTCAACTTCATAAAAATTGTTAAGAGTGCCGTCCATGTCAAATACTATTTCTTTTTCCATAATTTAGTCCTTTCTTAGTCGATTGCCAAAATTCCGGCAATCATAGTTAAACCTATTAGTATTAAGGCGGTCATTTAATCCCTCCCTTACTGTAATTATATTATACCATATTTGCGGGCAGTTGTCAATAGTTTTTTAAAAATTTTTTCGCCGCGAAAATATGGTAGATATGGAAATTACTGGAAAAGTGCCCGGGCGTTTCGCCAATTTTTACCAATTATGGAATATAAGAAAACCGCCCTTTCGGGCGGCGCTTTTATTCTTCTTCAAAGTCAGTGTCACTTCGCAACTCATTTAGTTCATGCCGTAAAGATTCTATTTCTTTTGCCATAAAGTACAAAAGTGTAAACATAGTTTCGGGATTATGCTCTAAGTCATAATAATTTTCAAAAAATTCAAAACGACCATCCATTTTTCTTTTCATCCTCTAATTTATCAATTAATTTATTTCTTCTATTCTTCTTATTAACGGTAAAGAACTATAAATTCTTTTGGTGCTAAACCTTTATCAAACAGTCTTACTGCCGCAGAAAAAATTTCCTCTTTAATATCAACAACTTTTTCACCATATTCTAACCTTTCGTTACAATAACCCTTATCAATGTAACCTGAGCGGTCAATATATGCAAAATCTTCACCATCATCGGAGTTAATAAGAACATTTTCAAGATAATGCCTATCCGTAAAGTGTTCAATACCTTTTTCCTCAAAAAAGTCATCCCAATCAAATATATTACGAGAATCTACATATTTACCATATCCCATTTCTTCCATTACCATAGATTCCCAATACCATATGCCTATAACGGGATATATTTCAAATCTTTTATCCATAACTTAATCCTCCTTTTTACCACTCTTAAAGAAACTACCAACAACTGCCAAAACAATTGCCCATAATGCCGCCTGTTTCCACGTCCATACGGCAATAATTCCCAACTTACAGAGTGACCACATAGCAAGTCCCACCATAAGAACTGTACAACCATAAGTAAGAGCAATGACAACTAAAATAATTAAGCAACCAATAGCCATTTCTGTTCCAGTCATTTCCTTTTTCTTAAAATCTAATTTCATAGTAAAATCCTTTCCGGTTTTTAAGACTTATAACCTGTCTTTATCTTATGTATATATTATAGCACATAATCGCGGCAATGTCAATAGTTATTTTTGTTTTAAATCTTTTATCCATTAAAAATCTTTTCCTTTCTTCCAAAGAATTGGCGAACCTAAGCCGGCACTTTGTATCATACAGTTATATTTTTCACTAACTGTATCATAGCAAGGACAATCGCCACAATCTTCCCAAGGACCAAACTTACACATTAAATGCAAATTACGTTTTAAAATTTTAATCTGCTCCTGTAATTGTAAAATCGTTTCTGAATTAGCTTTCATAGGCACATCAGTTATCATGGTTAATTCCTTTCCGGTTTTATAGAGTTATAACCTCTCTTTATCTTATGTATATATTATAACATAGTTTTGCGGTAATGTCAATACCTTTTTAAAAAATTTTTTCTGCCATTAAATGCCAAAATGCCCGGGCGTTTCGCCAAAATTTTCCAGTTCTACCATAAAAATGGGGGCGGTAGCCTTCTTCCGAAAACTACCGCCTTTACCATTAAAATGGCAACCATCTTTGGTATCCAGTTTCTTCCACATATTGCTGGAATTTTTTCCAAGCACAAATGCACGACCATTCCTGTTTTTTACCAGATTTGAGAACCCATAACAAAATTTCATATTCTATCATAACATCGGCAAGTCCTGTATGTTCTTCCTCAAAATTGGCATATGCTTCGCCCTTCAAATATCGGTACACTATTTCAGCACCGTACTTATAATTACCTTTTTCTGACAAATAACCATGACGGTCACAAAATTCCAAATAGGAAGGATTTAACAGTCGAGTCTTTACTACTGCCGCCATGATGTCACGAATTTCCAGTCCTAACATTTCATACCTTGCACCAAATAACCTACTAAGTGCGGCATTATCGAAGGCAACGTTATAAGCATACATCTTTTTAATGTTGTACTTCTGAATATCAGATGTAAATAATATCCAAAAACTCTCAATGCTTATACATCTGTACTTCCTGTTTTTAGCAGAATTCTCATAATCCTCTAAAATATCTTTTGTGTTCTTTAAGTGCATTTCTTTACACAGACCAGTTTCGAGGGAATTTAACAGATTCTGCCAAACTGCATAAGGTAATGCAATTGACCTTTTTTCGTAAATATTGCCGGCATTATCTGCCACAATATAACCAATATTGTACGGCAGACAAGTGGAATTTCCTTCCACGTCTAATACTATAAATTTTTCCTTTTTTCTTCCACGCATTTTTTGGTATTCCTTTCCGGTTTTAACGACTTGTAACCTGTCGATTTATTATGTATATATTATATCACATTTTGCGGCACTTGTCAAGAGATTTTTAAAAATATTATTTTTCCATAATTGGAAAATGCTGGAAAAGTGCCCGGGCATTTTGCCAAAATTTTCCAGTTTTGGATAAAAATAAAAGAGGGCTGAACCGAAGTTCAACCCTCGCTGGATTAATTTGTCTTAGCTTCCTTTTTTGCCTTCGCCGCCGCTTTTTCCTTTTCTACCTTTTCTTTGTTCTTTTTGGCTTTTTCTTCCTTTTCCTTAGCTTCCTTCTCGTCTTCCTCTACCTTTTTCTGCCATACGCTACCCTCATATTCCCTGTCATATTCTGTAAAATACTTTTTGTTTGTCTGTCTGTCCTTATAGTCCTTGACAGTAGGGGAGAATGTTACGCACGCTTCAACGGTAAATCCTTCCTTTGTTTCAATTGTGAGAACAGCTACAGCTACCTCAGACTTGCCAACGATGGTAACATTTTCCTCACCGTACTTAGCCTTCATAGCTTCAACAACACTGTCAAAAGCTTCCACTCTGATAGCTTCCTTGATTTCACTGAGTTTGAAGTCCTTTTCCTTGATAGTTCTAAGTTCTGTCATTTTAATTACTTCCTTCCGGTTTTAACGTCTTTACCTGACAATAATGATAATATGGTTTTTAGGTGTTTTCTTCCCTTCACCTTATGTATATATTATAGCACAACTTTGTGCTATTGTCAATAGTTTTAGAAAAATTTTTTAAAAAAGTTTTTTATGGTAGAAATGGAAAAATCTGGAAAAGCGCCCGGGCGATTCGCCATAATTTTCCAGTAATGGTATAAAAGGAAACCGCCCCAAAGGGCGGCATAGATTAATTATCGTATAAATCAAGTGCTTCAAGACTTGCTACATCACAATTATCATCAAGATACTCATATAGTTCTTTTTCTGTGCTTCCTGTATATGATTCACCTGTCAAATCTGCAATTGTTGACAAAACGTCTTTAAGTGCGGAGGAATATTCAGTGTATGCACAAGTGGAACAACCCATAACGTTTACTATGTATATTTCTTTCATTTTACGACTCCTTTTCTTCAAGAAACTCAATACACTTTTCCGCCCAAATAACCATACTTTTCTCATGTTCTAAGTAATCTGCTATATGTTCTACATTATCATTCTCAGAAGTAACATACCATTCATATTTATATGGAATATCTAAACATTTAGCAAGAATACCATAATCTGCATCCGTTTCGGTGAAATAGTCGTGGAAATACTTAACTAAATAGTTTCTTTCCTTTTCTGAAAGTCCTATTATTTTAAAGGGATAGCCACACTCAGCAATTAAATTTATTACCTCCTCTACCTCGTTAACTTTGTTTCCGGCAAGTACATCAAAATCGGGAATTTTATATTCAAGTATTTTGAAGTTTAAATTTATTGCATCGCCTTTACATATTTTAATATACATACTATTACCTCACATTCTGTACAAATACGGCAACATTAAGTGCCAAGAAAATTCCATTAATGATAGCTCCTGTAAGAACCTTATTTCTGGTAGAATCTACCAGCCCTATTGAACTTGACAGGATAAACATAGGTGCTGACCAATTACTACCAGCGTAGCACAGTCCAGCCGCCAAAGCACAGCTAAAAATCATGATGTAATCAATACTTCTTAGTTTCATGGTTAAAAGTCCTTCCGGTTTTATAGAGTTATAACCTCTCTTTATCTTATGTATATATTATACCATATTTGCGGCGAGTTGTCAAGGGGTTGACGAAAAATTTTTTATGGTATTTTATGGCAAAATGCCCGGGCACTTTGGAAGATTTTGGTAATAATGGGATAAAGAGAAACCACCCCGAAGGGTGGCATAAGTTACCATTTGATGTATAATGGATGGCAGAAATTTAACATACCGTCTAAGGTTTTTTCAGAATTATCAATTTTTGCTTTAAAACCATGATTTTGTAAATAAAGTTCTACATCTTTTACACAGTAATCTATAGGGAGGTCAAAGGTAAATTCACGGTTACCGTGTTTAGCTTCGGCTATAATTGCTTGTTCTATATATTTAAGCGTTTTTGAAATCTCCTTACGTCTTTTAAGTTCTTCTTTATCTTTTTTTAATTGCTTTTTGTATTCTCCCTTATTAATTACTTTTTGTGCTTTTTCAAGTGTGGTTAGTTTACGTGGTTTAACCACCTCATAATCAAAAGGAAAATTTCCGAGTAACCAAATAAAAACAAAATGAGTTGTTACAAAGCGAGCAAATATAATAAATACCGCCAAATCTAACATATTATCAGTAAGTTCCATATTTCCAACTATAACGGCAGTAATAGCGGTGAAAAATAAATTAAAAATCATTCCAAAACTAAAAAAAAGTTCAAGAGGTGAGTTGTTGTTAATTATTCCTTTTATCTTTTCATTCATAATGGTATTCCTTTCCGGTTTTTAGGACTTATCACCTGTCCTTATGTTTATATTATATCATATTTCGCCGCACTTGTCAACTCTTTTCTAAAATTTTTTTATTTCCATATTCTACCAAAACGCCCGGGCGAAACGCCAAATTTTACCAATTTTACCACAATAGGAAAGCCGCCCATTTCTGAGCGGCAGTTTTCATCCGATAAATCTGTATTTATTTGGTGTGTCTTTTATTATCTCAATAAATCCCGCATCCTGACAATTTCTTGCAATGGCGGTAAACTTTGACGAGTTCATCTTGAAGTCATATTCACTGGTAAGTTCTGACACTGTTGCCGAATACTGTACTAAGATTTCATCCATTGTGTACGCTTTTCCTACATCAAGCATACTGAAAAGTTTTCTGCCAATTTCTGTATTGGTGTTACGCTTTTCCTCGGAATTTTTTGCAGACCTTGCATTTTTACTGTTAACACTGGCAAGAAGTGCCTTCGCTTTATCCGTGATTTCATCGCTAAGATTTGCGGCTATTACTGCGTTATAAAATTCTCTCTGTGTCATGGTAATTTCCTCCTTATTCTACTACCGTTACTGCGCCATCTGCAAAACGGTAAGTGTTTCCAGTATCAATGCTAAAAGCTACATAATTGTTTTTAAGACCTATACTCTTAATAGTGCCGATAAATTCATAGCGTGAACCACTACTAATTGTAAATACATCATGTGGTTTGAGTTCAGACAGCTTTTTCTTGCTTATAAACTTAGGGCGCTCAATATGATTGTACTTAGCCCAAACCACACCCAGTCCAATAAAGACCGCAAAATTATCCTTTTTGTTACAATAAGTTTCCACAAACTTACCATTGCGAGTATTGAGAAGACCTACTTTACGTGCCTTCTTGTTAACAGTAATCACATAATTACCAAAAGTAAAGCTGTCGGCGCCTTCGTCAGTGTAGTCGTGATGTTCAAAAGTTCTGTAAACTTCGGTCATCACATCATTAAAATCCACTGGAAAACTTGCCTGACCACTATTTACCATTGCATTTGCCATACCAATGATAAATGAATGTGCCTGTGAGAGAGTCCAGTTTTCAAATGTAAGATTTTCCATAGTTAAAATTCCTTCCGGTTTTATAGACTTGTTACCTGTCTTTGTGTTTTGTTTTATCTTATGTATATATTATAGCATAGAATAAGGTACTTGTCAATAGTTTTTCTAAAATTTTTTAAAAATATTTTTATGGTAAAAACGGAAAAAGATGGAAAATCGCCCGGGCGTTTCGCCATAATTTACCATTTATGGAATATGAAAATGCCGCCCATTTCTGAGCGGCACATTTTTACTGATTCATGTACTTTTTGTAAAGGTCGATAAAGATAACGTATACATTGTCCATGGTAATTTTTTCCGGGTCGAGATGTTTGCAAGAAACTGATTTACCAGTTTTTGTATTTATGAGCATCACCGTAACACCGTCAAAGAGTTTGTTATTAATTGTTATAATATAATCATTACGACCATATTTTCCGCCAAGTTCCTGTAATATACCATATCTTGTCACCTTAAGTTCGGCATAAAGTCGAGAACAAATAGTATTAAATTTAAACTCAACCTTATCATGTTCAACACCGCCACCAACGAGTTCCAAAAACTTCTTCTTATACCAAAAAGTGGTTCTTACTGGCTTAGGACGTGGAATTTCCACCATTTGGTCGAAATCAAAAACTTTTAAATCACCGTTAGACTGGTTACAACCAACATAACCATTTACATCTTGGAATTTAGTTTTACCTACAAAAAGGTAGTCATAAACACCTACACTAAAGAAATCACCATTGTTTAATGTTGATACAAGAACTTTTATTGTTTTCATTACTTTACCCTCCTTAATGTCATATCACCAACGGAAACAGAATCAATGAACCCATTGCTAAAACGCTTTAATGGGCAGTAGGTTAACCATCTCTGTTCTTTATTCATTAAAGAAGTAAACATTCTTACAGCTACATAGCTATGCGGTGAAGTGTAAGTATTTTCCGGCTTGCCGATAAATCTGATTTCATACTTTTCCATATTGGTATTCCTTTCCGGTTTTTAGGACTTATCACCTGTCCTTTACTGTAATTATATTATACCATACTTTGCGGCACTTGTCAACACTTTTCTGAAAAAATTTTTTGGTAGTTTATGGCAAATTGCCCGGGCGTTTTGGAAAAATTTTCCAGTTCTACCATAATAAGAAAACCGCCCTCTTTCGAGAGCGGCTTCCAGTTTTTGCCGTGTTTATTACTTTACTTTTGTGTACTGCTTAGGTGTGCTGTCGTCTGAAATAACCTTATCCTTTAAGATTTCTCTAAGGATATAGCCAATCTTTGACGAGTTGTACTGACCGGCAAACATTGCCACAATATCTGCGTTAAGGTACTTCTTACCAGCTTCCATTTTGGCAAGAATTTCCTCACCGAGTGCAACATTAGCTTCACGCTTAGAATCCTTCGCCTTGTCCTCTTCCGCAAACTTAGCAAGATACTTGCCAGCAATTTCCTTAGCTTCTGCGCTGATAGATGCATTTGTAGCTACTTCGTTGTAAAATTCTCTAAGTGTCATAATTTTTCTACCTTTCCGTTTTAACGTCTTGAACGTGACAATGAATATAAATAATGAATGATTTAAGGTTTTAGGTTTTTGTTTCCCTCAACCTTATGTATATATTATAGCATAGATTTATTAGAATGTCAATAGTTTTTCTAAAAAAATTTAAAAATTATTTTATGGTATAATTGGAAAAATTTGGCAAAGTGCCCGGGCATTTTGGTAGAAATTGCCATCTCAATGGTAAATGGAAAAGCCGCCCATTTCTGAGCGACTTTAGTTTTACTTTGTGAATCCCATGTCAATTTTTGCCTGTTTTCTCGCTTTTGCCCTTTCATTGAGGGCGGTGAGGTAAGCAATTGCCTCCTCCTTTGTTAGTATGTAATGTTTTCCCTTTTTGGTAACATGAAGTCCTTTTTTAATTTCTGCCATAATTATTTCTCCCTTGTAAATACTGTTATTGTGCTAACCATTGTAACTTTGAATGTACCAACTTCTACCAGTCTATCCATGACTGTTCTGAACATATCTGCATTATAACCGAAATCTTCACGGTATCCGCCATGCTTTACCATTTCACCAAGTTCTGCCATGAGATGTGACATAACGTATGCGCCGCCAACTTCTGTGTTTTTGAGAATAATATCCATATAATCCTCATACTGAGTTTTGCGGTGGTCATTTCTCTTAATGGTTGTCTTTTCACGCTTTACCATTTTTAAAGCTCTAAGAATATCATCAACACCTTCTTCAACCTCTTCAATGTCAGAAGTGTCCAGCTGTGCCATAGCTTCTGTAGCCGCATTAACAGCTGCAAGTGCTCTGCAAAGATTTTCCTTTACAGCTTCGTCATTAAATTCTACAGATGCTCTGTAGCCCATTGGTGAAAATCTTTCTGTTTCAACTAAAGTCTGTGTAAACATATTGGTAATTCCTTTCCGGTTTTAACGACTTGAACCTGTCGATAGTAAATTAGTTTTCTTAGGGTTTAGGTCGTTTCCCTTACCCTGTAATTATATTATATCATATAGGGGCGCATTTGTCAATAGTTTTTTTAAAATTTTTTAAAAATTATTTTATGGTAAATATGGAAGGATTTGGCAAAGCGCCCGGGCATTTTGGTAGAAATTACCATTTATGGATAAAAAAGAATGGACGGTATAAACCGTCCAAACTTTTAAGAAACAACCTACGGAGGTATGAAAATATTGGGATGGGACTTTTTGGTGGGAAATCCCTCAGAAACCCATAAGATTAGAAATCTTCCTTAGTTGGTAAAAGTGAGTAAATTGTGCCGTAACGATATACACGGTGAGTAATTACTTTACCCTCTTTTATAAGGCGGTCCATACATACAGTAACTATATGGTCATGCCCGTAGCACTGGTTATCAAATTTGGTATCTTTTTTTGCGAAAGCCATGTTAGAGTTGGCAAAACTTGCTAAAAGATTCTTAGAATACCACTCACCCTCTTTCATATTTGCAAGGAACATTTTGGTGTATTCTTCCAGATATGTTTCGTTTCTCTTGATTCTCTTTGCCTTCTTTGTAGCTGTCATAGCATCATGGCAGAATTCGGCAATATTGTCATAATCATCTTCACTGATGTTCTTTAAGCTGTCAATAGCTTCTTTAAGAGCGCTGGTAACAGCTGGCAATGACTTCTTTGTTGACAGATAGTCTTCACTGTGAGAAAAAATTGCTTCAATGTTAAGTGACTTAAGTGTGTTTGGTGTAGAGTTTCTTTTCATGGTAATTAGTCCTTCCGGTTTTATAGTCTTGTTACCTGACTTTAGAATTATTGTTTACTTAGGGCTTAGGTCGTTTCCCTTACCCTGTAATTATATTATAGCACATCTTAGTCTGTTTGTCAACACTTTTTTAAAAGTTTTTAAAAAATTTTTTTTCGCGGCGAAATATGGAAGAATTACCATTTTCTGGAAAACCGCCCGGGCGATTTGGTAAAATTTACCAATTCTACTATACAAAAGTGCCGCCCATTTCTGAGCGGCAAAAAGTCTTAAATCATTACAAAAGCATCGGCTCTCATGATATTATATCCACCAGTTGTCTTATCGTCATCATAGATAATATCACCATTTTTATCCGGACCATTTGCAACATGGCGGTGAGCACCAAATCTGCCATAAGTTACAAATTCTTCTCCAATCTGAAGGTCTTCCGCTTTTATCCATTTTCCATTGAAACATGGTGGAATTTGCTGGATTCCCATTGCTCTCAGCATTACCAGTGCTACACCAATTTCTTCATAAAATGTATCATTTGGATGCGTCTTAGCTTCCCAGCTTTTTACGCCACGACTGTTGACACGTACTAACGTAACAGTATTTGTCTTCCAGTTAGTGTAGCAGTCATAGTGAGTTGTCTTATAGTTCTTTGAAGCAAATTCTTCAAAAGCCGCACGAATTGCCTTGATAGCCGCATTAATGTCACGATAGTTAAAATTTTTCATAGTAAAATCCTTTCCGGTTTTTAAGACTTATAACCTGTCTTTATCTTATGTATATATTATAGCATATCATAGCTCATTTGTCAAGCGTTTTTAAAAAATTTTTTCGCAGGATAGCTAATGGATGTAGCTCCCAGCTCTGCTCGTAGCTCCCATATATTCCATATATTCCCAGACTGCCATGATATGGGAGAGATGTAAGAATTTGGCGGCGAAATCAAGAATTGGAGAAATTGGTAAAATCTGGAAAATCGCCCGGGCATTTTTCCACAATTTTCCAGTAATACCATAAAAGGAAAACCGCCCATTTCTGAGCGGTCTTCCAAATGGAGGTATATATGGTCAATTAGTGGATGATTTCTTCCTTAATATCCCACATCAGTGCGTCACGCACTCTGCGAAGTTTAGTCCATATGCAACCGGCGGTAAGTTCCAGTATATGGTCATCACCATCAAACCTTTCCAAACAATCAATAATCGGTTCATATGTTTTTCTGAATAAGTCGGCATAGTATTCAACCGCAAATGCCTTGTCTTTATATTCATCATAGTAGTCGGCAAGGTTGTCAATAGTTTCCCATGCGCTGTTGACATCATCAACTGTATGGTCATTGTTATCATTGATAACTGCTGACATAGCGGCAATAAGTCTATAAGCGTTTTTAAGATTAAGTGTCATAAAATCAAGTCCTTTCAAGTGGTTGTTTCCTTTACCCTGTAATTATATTATATCACAACGGGGTGTAAAAGTCAATAGTTTTTTAAAAATTTTTTTATTGGATTTTTATGTAAATTTGCCCGGGCACTTTGCCAAAATTTTCCAGTAATGGTAATAAAAAGGTGCCGCCCATTTCTGAGCGGCAAAATGATTAAAATGTAAGATTTGCTGGTGTAATGTCTAATTTAAATACACTGGAGTATGCGCCGTATGTTTTTGTTACCGTGCGTCTTAAATCAACTGTCATATTGTCATAAACATGACCACAAGTATAAGAATTACATGGTTCTGTCGCATCTACATTAGTTACCATATCTGCGATGACATTAAGTCCACAAACAATATAAGGTTTATCATTAAAGTCGATGAAAACGTCACCGCTTGCCAAGTTTTCCCAGTCTACGTACTTGCCAGTAAGTGGAATTTCACGGTGACTGTAACGTGCCCAAGCAAGTGCAAGCCCGTACTGTGCGTTAAACTTGTCTGATGGACTTAACTGCGCTTCCGCACGCTTGCCAGTTTTAATGTTGGTAATTACTGTCAGTCCTGTTGCTGTTGATGTTACCACGATGTTGCCGTAAATCTGACACACTCCGAGTTTATCGCTGGCATAGAGTTCCGGTTGACACCAGTTGTCAAAATTTACCTTGCCGCCATCCTTGTTGCTTACCCTGTCATATTCTGCCTGACAGAAACTGGTAAGACTTCTTACCATGTCTACTACCCATGAGTTAACTGCTTTCTTAGTCTTTAAAATTTTCATAATCTTTAGTCCTTTCTGAATTGAGGTTGTTTCGTAAGGTGTTTCCCTTACCCTGTAATTATATTATAGCACACTTTGCGGCGGTTGTCAACACTTTTTTAAAAGTTTTTAAAAAATTATTTTATGGTATATTTACCATTTTCTGGAAAAACGCCCGGGCACTTTGCCAAAATTTTCCAGTAATGGTACAAAAGGAAAGTGCGGCAATTTCTCACCGCACTTCCAGTTTTATGGAAACAACCTTAGGAGTTAGATAATATCAACCGTTATCCCTTATATTGTCAATTGTTCTTTCAATATCTTCCTTTTCTCTCATAAACCAATTAAGTTTTGCCTTGTAAGTTTTTTCCCATCCCTGTAAGCTTTTGAGAACTCCATTACGGAACTGATACCAGTATTCAGTTGTTTTAACCTCTGTATCACCCCAAACCATAATGTCATTTTTACATTCTTTGTGAAGTTCTAAGTCTTTTGTAAGAAATTCCCTGATATCTTCTGCGCTTCCAATTAACTGGAATGGAAATTCATTATCTGCGATTTCTGTTACTTTCTGCCAAAGTGGTGCATTTTCTCCGAGTTCACGCTGTCCGGCAAGGTTAAATCTGAATTCAAATTCTCTTTTAACGTCCATATCAATATACACAAGATTCATAAACATAATACATTCCTCCATAGTTTACAATTAGTTGTTGTTCTTTTCGTTTAGGGTTTTCTCTTACCCTGTAATTATATTATAGCACACTTTGCGGCGGTTGTCAACACTTTTTAAAAATTTTTTTATTGGATTTTTATGGAAAATCGCCCGGGCACTTTTCCAAAATTTACCATTTTTGGAATAAACGAAAAGAGCGGCAATAAATGCCGCCCAGTTTTTTACTGTGGATTCTTAACTATAAAATCTACGTCAACTATTTCTACCTCATCATTCGTTTCTAAGGTGTTAAGATGGTTTCCTTTTAATTCAAAAGCATTATTATCTTCATCAGAATAGTCAATTTTTACATATAACTTACCATAAAGTTTAAAATAAGTACCTATTTCAAGAACTCCAAAATTTTCCTTTTTTAAGATTGTTCTATCAATAATCTCTGCCATTTTCTACCACCGTTATCCTTTCTTCAATTGGGTTTACCACTAATGTTATTATTTCTGCCGTACCATCATTCATTCTGACAAGTAAATCGACATTTGACATTTCTGAGAACTTATTGTCATATCCCATAAGTTCCCACTCCATAACATTGTCGAGATTGTAATTTTCTTCCACGATGCTATAGATTGTATTCTCGTCAATTGTCAACTCATTACCATATGTTTCATTTTCTGCATAACGCTTGTAAATGCTAAAAGCATCTACTGCATTTAATACACCATCACCATTGAAATCCAAGTGCTGGTAGTATTCTCCATTAACTGTGGCATCTGCCACTACACTGGCAATTTCTGGTGAGAACCATGAATTGTAATTATCTGCCGGCATAGTTAGTTGTAATGTTAATAACAAAAATATGTTTGATACCATATTAGTAACCTCCTTTACTATATTTATTATACCATAGTTTTGCGGCAATGTCAACACCTTTTTAAAAATTTTTATTTGGTAGTTTATGGAAAATCGCCCGGGCGAATTGGTAAAAAATGGTAATTATGGTATAAAATAATGAGCGGCTCGAAAGCCGCCCAAAATTTTACTTTTTGTGTGTTACCGTAAGTTCAACGTCTACAAGAATACATTCTGTATCACTCGGAAAACATTCAATTATACCGTCATTTAAACAGACGGCGTTATTATCATCATAAACATTAACATTCGTCCTTATAAAAATGGCGTCCTCATTGTCAAAGCGGCTGTCAACCACCTTAAAACACTCACCCGCTTCAATGTCAACGAATTCAACAACATCCGGTCTTCTTGTTTTATCAATTATTTTCATGTTAAATACCTCTCTTTACTTATTTAATACTTCTTCTGCGTATTCCATTTCCTGACAGAAAATGCCGTATTCTGTTTCAAAATTATAATCCCACTTTACGTTAGCATCGAGTAAATCATCCTTGTGACAACCGAATAATCTAACACATTCTTCCTCACTCAGGTTTTCACCGAGTAAAACCATAAATTCCTCTCTTGTTGGCATAATAAACCATTCCTTTCTACTATCGGGTTGTTTCTTTCCCCTTACCCTGTAATTATATTATACCATACTGACGGGTATTTGTCAACACTTTTTTAAAAATTTTTTATGGTAGGGTTGGAAATAGTTGGAAAATCGCCCGGGCAATTTGGTAAAACTTTCCAATTTTGCGGCAAAGAAAAAGGCTGGACTTTCGCCCAACCTTTTCCATTATAGAAACAACCTTGGAGGTGTGAAAATATCAATTAACCAAACAGAATGTTAACTACTAAGATAATTAATCCTGTAAGTCCGGCACTCTGAGCAAATGCCTTTACGTCAACAAAACTTCTATAATTCTTCATTTCTAAAACTCCTTATTACTTTAATTTAAACTGTGTAGTAAAAACTTCTCCGCACTCGTTACATCTATATAACATAGTGCTGTCACCTCTAACCTCTATACATTTCCAATTGCCGCCACAACCTGTACAAATACCGTGGTTATATTTGGCAGTATCTTCCTTGTACTGACTATAATCACCTACGAGAATTGCGGCAAGTACGCCAACAATTGCCAGTGATACTATTACCTCAATTACTGTTACACCCTTAAAATTTTTCATAAAATCAAGTCCTTTCTAATTGGTTGTTTCCCTTACCCTGTAATTATATTATACCATATAGGCGGTCATTTGTCAAGCACTTTTTAAAAAAATTTTTTATGGATTTTATTGGAAAAATGCCCGGGCGATTTTCCATAATTTACCATTTATACCACAAAAAAAGTGGCGGTACGAATACCGCCAAAGTTCTACCATATTTTTCTATTTATCAGTCCATTATCCCTGCAACATTTGGTGTGTTTATTGCCTGATTTATCAGTGTAGCAGTACAAAGTAAAAGTTTTAACGAAAAATGTATTGCTTCACGAGTATCTGTCGTAACTGCTGACTTTTCGCCGTCAGTAATTTTAATCGTTACTTCATTTGTCTTATCGTTCCAATCCACGATGTCAATAGTACCGTGGTTAATTCCTGTTAAATTATTATACTTTTTAACTGTTTCACAAATTTGCCTTGTGATTGGTCTTGTAAAGTCTACTTTTGTTACATCAAACATTGTCAATTACCTCCATAAATACCTTAAATGCATTAAAACTTAAATACTCTTGATTTGTTAAGTTGTGTGTAATTACGTCAAAGAAACTAACTATAATCCACACTATGAATAATGCCGCAATGAAACCGAGTAACTTTTTCATTGCTATCACCTCCGTTTCTATATATATTATAGCATACTATAGCTCATTTGTCAAGCGTTTTTGAAAAAATTTTTGCGGCAAACGTAGCTCCCTAGTCGTTCCATATTTACCATATTTTTCCGCCTGGACAATTTTGTAATATCTGGAAAACTGCCATACTATTTGGAAGAAACTGGAAAATTGCCCGGGCACTTTTCCAAAAAATGGAAATTATGGGACAAACGGAAAACCGCCCACAATTGTGGACGGTCTTCCAAAATGAGGTATATATGGATTATTTGATAATTTCATAAATTTTATTGTCAACCTGATAAAGTGTACCATCAATGGTACGATATACCACTGGATTATCCTCGTCATCAGTGTTATAGAATGAGCAATCAGACTTGATGCCGCAAGCACTGAGGAGCATGAAAAACGTATGATATGAACATTTATAACCACTATCAAGGCAAAGCCACAGATAGAATGGAACGCCAGCCTTGATAAATCCCATAATTGTTTCCCAGTTTTTGCGAGTAAGAATAAGGTTGATAAGTTCACCGTTGAGTGTGTTGATAAAAGTAATCATAATAAAATTCCTCCTAATAAATGGTTGTTGTTTCTTCTTAGTGGTCTTATCTCTTCCACTGTTATTATTATACCATAGTTCAATTCATTTGTCAACGCTTTTAGCTCACAAAAAATATGTGTTGAATTTGTGCAGGATGCACAGCTCCTTAGTCGTTCCATATTTACCAGCTTATCCCAGCTCCTTTATTGTTATATATTGGAAAAATGCCGTGCAAGCTGGTAAAAACTGGAAAATTGCCCGGGCCTCTTACTACAATATACCAATGGCATAAACTGGAAAAATGCCCGGGCATTTTTCCAAAATCTTCCATTTTTGGGGCGTGCGGAAGGGCTTCCACCTTTTGGCAGAAGCCCCTCTTTTATGGGAGAGATGGGAGATTATTCCCACTCTCCTAATTCGTTACACTTTTTCCATGATTCGTAATCGGAGTAAAAATGTTCCATTTTCTTGTATCGTTCTACAATTCTGTCACATTCTGTCTTAACTTCCTCGAAATTACCAATCACATTAAAAATTGGATTAACTTCAACTAAATTGTACTTATACCAACATTCACTCCATATTCCAGTAATTGGGTGATAACCCATTTCTTCGGAAACCCTTGACAATTTTGTCTCAATTCTGCTATTAACTGCCATGTCTACCGGAACTTCCTCAATTTCCAGATAGAAGCCGTCCATGGTGGCTGTGGTAATCATGTCACGGATAACCTCATCCGGCGTATCCTGACTGATTTCCCATCTCTTACCAACCTGAGTTTCCATTTTCTTCGCACCAATAACTGCTAATAAAACTACCATTTTCTGCATAATAATTACCTCCATAGATATACCATTTGTTTCCTGTGAGGGTTCTTATCTCCCTCAACCTTATGTATACATTATACTGCTGCAATGTGATAGAATTATGATAGTTTGGTGAAAACTGTGTGAAAACATATTTTACCATTATCAAATCTTGCGGTTAAATATTGTTACATTTTGCGCCGTCATATTGACGTTAAATATTGTTACATTTTGCGCCGTCATATTGACGTTAAATATTGTTACATAATATCATCGTCATTTTGACGAAACATTTACTACCATGATTACCAAAATATGGAAAACTGCCCGGGCATTTTGGTATAATATGGTAATAATGGGGTATAAAGTAAGGGCGACCGAAATCGCCCAAACTTAGGAAACAACCTATCAAATTAACTACACTTTATCAAACATGGAGGAATTTGTAAAGTGTATCCAAAATGTCGTTTATTTCTCTTTTGTTGACAAACGGGGAAATAGTTTCCAGACCACCCTGTTCACAAACACGGCAAAGTCTGACACTACCGTTGGCATATTCTAACTTATAATTTTTGCCAGTTTTTCTGGAAATGTTTGCCACCTTAACATCTAATATCATTTTTGTTACTCTTGCCATAATATACCTCTTTCCGAGCGTTACGCTCTTTGTTTCTATGATTATATTATACCACGGATTGCGGCGAAAGTCAAGTAAAAAAATCAGTGTTGAATTTGTGCATATTGCACAGCTCCCTAATCATCCATTTTTACCATAATTTACCATCCAGTCGTAGCTCCTTTTCCTTCCATATTTACCATATTTTACCACCAAAATATTTTTAACATATATTGGAAAACTGCCATACAAGTTGGTATAATATGGAAATTTGCCCGGGCATTTTTCCAGTATTTACCATTTCGATGGCGCATGGGATTATATGGTAACTGAGTGAAATTTTAGTGGAACTCCCACCTTTTGGTAGGAGCCCCACATTTTGGGGAATTTGGATTATTCTTCCTCTTCACCCTCTCTATGGATTTTCTTCCATGATTCGTAAGTATGGTATTCATTTTCCATTTCTTTGATTAAATCGGTAAGTCTGTCAATTTCTGACTGTACATCCGACACATCACCAATCAGACCAAGTTTTTCATCAACTACCACAAGATTGTTTTCATACCAACATTCGCTCCACATACCAGTTACTGGGCGGAAACCCATTTCTGTGGCAACTGCTGACATTAAATCTATAATGCGGTAACCAATGGTAAAGTCGCAAGGAATTTCCTCAACATCCAGAAAATAACCAGCCTGGGCAGCACTGGAAATCATGTCCTTAATATCCTTAATTGGAGTTTCAAGGGTGATTTCCCAAGTATTGACAGCCTGAGTTTCCTGTCCCTTTGCGCAAAGAATAGCCAGTGTGATTACAAATTTTTCCATAATAATGTCCTCCTAAAAATTGGGTTTGGGTTGTTTCTTCTTAGTGGTCTTATCTCTTCCACTGTTATTATTATACCATATCCCGCCGCAGATGTCAAGTAAAAAAAACAGTGTTGAAACTGTGCAATATGCACAAAGTCAGGAAATCACAGTTCTCTCATATTTTTCCATGTTGTGGTTTTACAGTTTTCCCAGCTTCTCCCATTGTAAAATTTCCCCTATTTCTGACATAAAAACCCAGCTCCATCTTCTTCCTTTTTTAACAAATTTTACCATCGGAACGTAGCTCCCTGTTCGTTCCATATATACCAAAATTTTCCACCGAAAGACATTTGTTATATTATGACATATATTATACGATTTGTCAGACCTGTAAAAATCTGGAAAATCGCCCGGGCATTTTTCCATATATTTCCAAATTGCCCGTGCATTTTACCATATTTTTCCATGGAAAATTTTTCCTCGCTCGGCAATTTGTTATATTTTACCAATTCTATAATACCAGAAAATGGAAGCCTTGCTTTTGACAAGACTTCCAAATTTTATCAATAATCGTAATCACTGGAATAAATGTCCCATCTTGGTTCAATTTCCATTAATCTGGTAGTTACGGTATAATCTGACTCATCTTGTATTTTTCCTCTTTTTCTGTAAAGATTTAACAGTGGTTCCACATCTTCCTCATAATAGCAACGAATTGGAAACCATTCCCCTTTAATTCTAATTTCCCAAACTCTTGACATATATACCATTCCTTTCTAATTTATGGGCGGAACTCCCATTTCTGAGAGTTCCCTTCCCAATTACCACTTATTCCATGTAATCCAATTTCTCCCAAAGTTCCTCGGTTTCCCTTGCCATTCTCTTTAAGAAATGGCGAAGACCGTCAATTTCCCAAATCATTCCAAGGGAATCGTTGGTAACTATAACATCCCACATTTTCCATTCTTCAGGAGCATGAACGATAAAATCCATTTTCTGTGCAACCTTAACAAAGTTGGCAAGACCTTCCTCGTCCATTTCCACAATCTGGAAGCTGCGGTCATTTGCCGTTTTAATGGCATCTTCTACCACTTCCTGAGAAGTAGTGCCTGAAATGGCAAACTCTGCCACCTTGCCGTATTCGTCGTAGTCGTAGTTTCCATCTCTGTCAAAAACTTCCTTGTCTGCGTAAACCTTAAATCTGAACATAATTATAGACCTCCTATTGGTAGTTGTTTCCTTGAGGAGTTTACCTCCTCCTTACATTATCTATTATACACCATTACAAGGGATTTGTCAACACTTTTACCTACCAAAGATTACGGGTATATTTTGTTTAAAATGCACAAAGAGTTTTCAACACAAGTTATTATCATTTTTACAAAAATTTTCCTTACCATTTTTCTTACATTTATTGTATAAATTTCCCTTACCATTTTTCTTACATTTATTGTATAAATTTTCCACGGTACTGTTTTTACTTTTATGTAAAATTTTTCCACGGTACTTTATTTTACATTTTTGTCAAAAGTTTCCACGGTGACTGCCATTGGCAACGGATTAACATTTTTACCAAAATCTGGAAAATCGCCCGGGCAACTTTCCATATATTACCAAAAGATTTATTTTACCATTTCGCGGCAAGATTGTAAAAATTTTACAAATAAACATTTTTCTCCATTATTATTTAATTATAATAATTATAACATAATCTTTTATAATTGTAAATATCTTCATTTTAATACCATAAAATGTTTTCACATAACTTTCACAAAACTATCACATTTCTATCACATAAGAATAGTATAATAAAGACAATGAAAACAACAACCCACTCGGGCAATTTGGAAAGGAATGGTATTTATGAATATCTACAAAGAAATGGAAAAAAATGAGTATCTGGCAAGATATAGAAAACTTGTCTATACTAAGCATCAAATCTATGGTTTTCCTTTTGAGGGAAATATTTACACCTATTTTACTGAAGATGAATATTTTGACTACTATCTTAACACAAACTCCGAAACTAAAACAAAAACTCTTGACTGGCGACCAACTAAGAAGTCAATCAACAGAATGTTAGAAAAAGCGACAATTCTTTGTACTGAAGAAGAATTTAAAGCAAAATATTGCTATAGTAACAACGGAAGAACATTAGAACGCTTACTGTATGAAAAGTTACTTAATCAGACTTATGTTCCTGATACAATACGATTTGACCAAGGCGCAGACATTACGATAGATAATGTACCATATAGTGTAAAATATCTTCGTGGTAGACTATCTGATGAAAAAACTATAGAAACTGCAGAAAATGACAAATAATTTAACTTCTCGTCGCCAAGAGATTGGCGGCGACCTTTTTATGTTATAACTGTTATATTATGGTAATCGCGGCGAAATTACCAAAAACCTTAACTATTTACTTTTTTGGAAATGTATGGTATAATAATTACAGAAAGTAAAAAATACCAAAGTAATGCTGCTGTAGGAAAATTTTCCAAAAATAGACAGCTTACATATTTTTCCATTTTTGGAAAATTTTTCCACCATTTGCAGCTCCCATCTTCTTCCATAATTACCAAATTTTACCAGTGGAATGTAGCTCCCATCTTCTTCTATAAATGGTAAAATTTGGCAAACGCAGCTCCCATCTTCTTCCATAAATGGAAAATTTTACCACCGGAACGTAGCTCCCATCTTCTTCCATAAATGGTAAAATTTGGAAGCGCAGCTCCCATATCCTTACATATATGGAAAATTATGGCAAACGCAGCTCCTAGAACCTTCCATTTATGGAAAATTCTGGAGGAAACTGGAAAAATCTGGAAAATCGCCCGGGCAATTTTCCAAGATTTTCCATGGTAAATACTGGAAAATTGCCCGACCCGGAAAATTTTTCCATGGAAGAAATTGGAAAATATGTCAGAATTTTCCATGGTAAATTTTACCAAAAAATGTGAAAAATTTACAGAGCTGGAAAAATTTTCCATAACTGTCAAAAACTGGAAAAATAATGAATAATTTTCCATTGGAAAATTTTTACAGAAAATGTCAGAATTTTCCATGGAAAAATCCGGCAGAAAATGGTAAATTTTTCCATGGAAAAGGCTGGAAAATTGAACTCCATAAAATTCCAATTGAACTGGAAAAAACGGAAATTGAACTTCCGGAATTACCAATTGAACTGGAAAAAACGGAAATTGAACTGGAATTTTTCGGAATTGAACTTTTACCGGAATTACCATTTTGAACTGGAAAAAACGGAAAAAGTTCAATTCATAATTTTTCCAAATTGAACTTAAAATTGAACTCAACACTTTTGGTTCAATTTGTTGATTATTAAACACTTGTATTTTAAAGTGTCGTTTATGCAACACTTAAATGATTAAGTGTCTATTATCTATGATACAAATAAAATACAAATTATTTACACAACATAAACCGAAAAAATGTTGATTTATAATAGAATGAATAATTATGCGTAAAATGCATATTTATTCAATTTATCCCGTGAAAAATAATCAACACAAATCAAATAAATGTTGATGTTTTTATATATGCTTTTAAAACGTTCTGTAATGCGTTTTAAGGCGTGTGTATTTTTACCCTATAGTTTATACTACTAACATATCAGACGGCGCTTAAAACGCATTACAGAACGTTTTAAGGGCATTTAAAAACGGATTTAAAAATATATCAGTAATCAGAAAAAGATAAATAAAAAATCCGTTTTGATTTTTCGGTATTAAACCAAATCAAAACGGATTTTTAAAACCTGCTATTTAAATTTTAGACTTTTAAATTATAAATTGTGACTCTAACCTTGATGTTATTTTCTTTGTTTATTATAGTTTCGGTATAGTCTTCAAATGTAAAGCGCTTATAAATATAACCTCTTAAAACACATCTTTTTCCGATGTTGTTAATATCAATTTCAAGTTTTCCAGTATACTTGTTAGGAATCATTCTGTTTTCACCGACGTGGATGTGTTTTGAAGGGTTCTTAGTGTTGATAAAATCAATAGTTTCGTGGATGTCATCACCGCAAAAAAAAGATGTTAAAATGGCTTTAATCATAATAAATACCTCTTTCTTTTAATTGGTTTTTCAAGTGCTATTCAGAACGAATAACACTTGAAAAACGCTTGTTTTCGTTGTTTATGAGTAATTATTAAAACATGTATGTGTTATAAAGTTCTTTGATTTTTTCGGAATTTTCAAGTAAAATTGATGCATTATCAAAATACTTAATCTGATATTCCTTAAAATCACCGTTTTCGGAATGTTTGATATTGTTATCATGCCACTCCAGTCCGTTATACTCAAATATCATTTTTTCACTTGCTTTTCCGTTATTGGCAAGTTCTTTTGAGTATGCTTTAAATGTTTCCAGTGTACCGATTTTTATATCGTTTTCTGTATTCCATTTTTTAATATCTTTCACGCCTAACCTTAAACGTAAACACGGTATACCGTCTGATGAAAAACCACTGTAAAGTGCTAAGTGTTCATCGTTAAAGTTCATCTCATGCATGAAAACATCGGTTTTTGTTGTGTAAACAATAAGCATTTTCTGTGAGTAAAGTTCAGAAAAATAAGCGTCTAAGTATTTTCCGATATACTCAGTATTTTCGTTTGTGCGTTCATTGTTTCTGAATTTAATTTTAAATTCAGACGTTTTAAAAATTATATCCATATTAACCTCCGTCTGTGTTTTTACAACCTTATCACCCGTTTTCGTGTTGTGTATTAAATTTTCTAAATCTATAATACCACATTAAAAATATAATTGCAATACCTTTTTTAAAATCCGAACTGTTAAAGTTTTACCGATTTATCCCATATGTATGCATTAATATCGCGCCGGTTTTGTTTTGTCTACTTTTTTAACGTACTCGGGGGTATGTTTGACAAAATGCCCAGAAAAATCCAAAAGGGCTGCGCCCGGTAGCAAATCCCACACACAAAAAATTTTTAAACTCGAAGGAAAAATCCTATCCCACATTTTTAACCCTAACCCTAAAAGGAGGTCATTTATATGTATAACCTAAACACTAATCTATCCGAACGTATCGAAGCCGTTCGTACAAATCCCCCAACCACTATGGCCCAAGCTGAACAAGCAGCCAATTATCTTCTCTACGGCAAAGATTCAACTGGCCTTTCAGCCGTAGACCGCAAACTCGTTTCTCTAAAACCAAAACACGACTACTCAAAAAACACCCCTTTATCCCTAGACGAATTAACCGATTCCCCTACATTTATAGAAACACCATCGACATTCTCTCGTACAAAATATCGTGTCCCAAAACCATCTTTTAGCCGCGATGACCCGTAGAACGCCAATCTCCCTAACATTAACGACCTATGGCACTCAATTGACGCTGTATAGGCCGTACTCGAAAAAACTGACCCAACCTCAAAAAAATACTATGAGTTTAAGCACCTATTAGTTGAACTCCGCAAGGACCAATACCTGCTTCGCGACCAAGTAAAATCTCCTATTACCAAAAAACCAGACCACGCTTCAGCATGGGAGCCGTCAGTTTCTTCTCTCGATACCTGGCCTTTAAGTAACTCTATCCCCGGGGTTTTAGAAAACCCATTTCATAATGGGGTAGTGGTAGATATACCTCTCGACCCGCCACGTAATACTATCGACATGACGAACTGGAAGCACATTGCGCAAATTGGTTTTGGGTATTGGGAATTAAGGGATGAAAACAAGCCCCTAATTGACCAATTTGATAAGTATGTGAAAATGGCCGGTTTTAGTGAGCAACAAACTATTATTTGGGATGGGAAGTTGGCCGGCAAATCGAACCTTGAAATTTTAGATGATTTGGAGGCCCACGGCTATTCTCACGCCCCAAATTATATTAGTACCATTTGGACCACTTGTTGTAAAAAGGTAGCGGCTTAGGCAGACCTAGTTTATGATGAATGGTGTTGTAAGGATTGGGATAAGGCTTGGAAGAAATGTAGTTGTTGTGGGGAATGGAAGATGAGGGATAAGAGATTGTGGCACAAGAAGAAAAAGAATGTGGATGGATGGAATGGTATTTGTAAGGATTGTGTGGAGAAGAAAAAGGAAGAAAAGAAGTAAGACCCCTGTTGGCTTCGCCAACAGGCCCCACCGGGGGTCAAAAATAATTTCGCCGCGAAAGTAGTACCTAAAATCGCGGCTATATAGTAAAGGAGTGATTTAAATGGAAAAGGAATTAATGGAACTAATGGTAAACGGATTTAAGATGTCCGACATCATTGGTCTTGCGAAATACGTGGGTATTGAGGGTAATGAGTTACAGGATTTAGTTAGTAAGGTTTTTATGTAGGAAACAGATGCCATATAGAACCTTATTGTTGAGACTGTATTTAGATTTACCTTAATGAATAGGATGCAGAAAAGAAAGACCATGAAGATGTGCCGCGATATTGCAGCAGCAAACCAGGAAGTGGCAGACAATGGCTAAGAAATGTTGTATTTGTAAAGAGGAATTGTCGGTGGCAAAATTTATTGCCACTAACAATCCTTTACTTGGCGGCTCATTACCTATTTGCCGCGATTGTATTTAGTCATACTTAAGTAAGAATAAGGATAATGAATGGAATGCCGCTAACAAACTCTGCCAGCTGGCAGACATCCCCTTTATACCTGAAGAATTTGCAAAGGTTTGGAAAGTAGACAGATGCGATGCCTTTGGTACATACGCTTCAATTTTCCGCCAAAAACAATATGAGGATTTAAGTTGGAAACAATATCAAGACTTATATATGGAACTGGAAGAAAGAGACAAATTGACTTAGGTTATCCCGGCTCTAGATGAGGATAAAAGAATTGAGCGTAAGGCTATATGGGGTCCTCAGTACGATGATGAATAGCTGGAATATTTGGATAATTTGTACTCTGGTATTCAGTCTTCTGTTAACATTGCTAATAAAATGCACGAAGACCAAATTAAGAAAGCTTGTAAGTTAGCTTTAATAATGGAAGAAAAGCTAAGGGCCGGGGTCGAAATTGATAAGGATTTAAAAGCCTATGATACCTTATGTAAAAGTGCCGGCATTACTACTACCGAAATTAAGGACGGTAACGATTTTAACAGTTGGGGCGAAATTTGCGCCTATCTGGAGAAATTAGGATTTAAGCCTAACTATGCTAGGGGTGCTAATAACGATGAAGTTGATAAGTCCTTACGTATCATGCAGTATCAGGCTAGATACTTATATGTAAATGAGACTGGTATTGCCGACGAAATCAAAGAACGTATCGAAGCTCTTAAGGCTGCAGATAGACTTACAAATAGTGGCTTTGACTGGGATGAATACCAAGAAGCTGCCGCACAATTCGACGATATGGATGAAGAAGACTTTAAGGTTGAGGTGTAAGGTATGTTAACTGTAGACTCACTTAAGATACTAACAAGGGGTATAAATAAGGATACAACTACTAAATTTTATCGCGGCGATATTTAGCTAGAAAAAGGCGCAAAAGTCGATAAGAATAAGGTTGATAAGAATTTAGACCTCTATAAAAACTACATGGAATATTTCATTAACTATCCTGATAAGTTTGTTGACCTACTTATACCTGTTGAATCAAAGTTTAGACTTAAATTTTTCCAGCGTATGTTCTTAAGAGCATGTATTAGGTACGGACGAGTTCTTACAATAGCTCCCCGTGCCGCCGGTAAATCTTTTATTTGTATTTTGGCTTTATTGCTGATTTGTATTTTTAGACCAAAATGTACAGCGTTTATTTGTTCGCCTGGTAAAGCCCAGTCTGCAAAAATCGCACAGTAGAAACTTGGTCAGTTATTCGATATGCTGCCAATGTTAAAAGCTGAAATTGCTGTTGAAAACTATGGTACTGACTATATTAAACTTTTATTCCGTAACAAGTCTTCTTTCGTAGTTGTTACACCTCTTAACAGTTCAAGAGGACAGCGTGCTAATATAGGTATCATAGATGAGTTCCGTGACCACGACCCTACGGATATTGCCGAAATTATCTTGCCACTCTTAAACGTTGATAGGCCTATGATAAACGGTGATAAGAATGAAGAAGAGCCACAACAGGTACAGCTTTGGATTTCATCTGCTTCGGAAAAGAATACATTCTGTTATGATAAGACTATTGAGTTATTTGAGCAGTAGATTATTAACCCAAGTTCTACTTTCTGTTTTAGTTTTGACTATAGAATACCAGTATTAACAGGACTTTTATCTAAAGCTTACTTAAACGAATTAAAGACATCATCTACTTTTGATAGCTTAGGTTTTGCAAAGGAATATATGTCACGATTTGTTGGTACTTCAGAAGATGCATGGTTTGACTTTACTAAGCTAGAACAGGCTCGTAGAGTTGTTAACCCTGAAAATGTTGCTACATATTCGCGCGAAAGCGATAAAGACTGCTTTTATATACTCTCAACCGACTTGGCGCGAAAAGGCTGCCAATCTGTTTGTACTGTATTAAAGGTCTATCCAAGCAATGAAACTTTTAGAATGAAACTGGTAAATATCTACATTTTAGGTAGGACAGAAAGCGAGAAAGACTTTACACTTCAGGTAATCGAACAGAAACGTCTTATCGCTCAATATAATCCAAGAGCTTGCGTAATAGATATTAACGGTGTCGGTGCTCCATTTGGTGACTTAATGATTAAGGAAACTTATGATAGTAGAACCGGCATGACTTATCCACCTTACGGCTTTATGAATAGGGAAGAATACTTACCTTTACAGCCGCGTGGATGTGAAAAGATACTTTATGGTATTAAGGCTAATGCTCAGATAAATAGCGATATGCACTCTATGCTATATTCAAAGATTTATTCGGGTCAGTTAAAGTTCTTAATCTCAGAACAGCAAGCTAAGAATAAACTTATTTCTACAATTAAAGGAGCTAGAATGTCTCCGGAAGAATAGAACAAACGTTTACAGCCGCACATTTTAACTACTATCCTTTTAAAAGAAATACTCAATTTAAAGATTCGCGCGACAGGTGTAAGTAACCAAATCGCAGTAGAACAAATCAATACTAGAGTATTAAAGGATAAATTCTCCGCCCTTGAAATGGGTGTGTATTATGTTGTTTAGCTTGAACAGGAAAACTTAGCTAAACGTAGAAATCGCGGCTTAGGTAATGGTTCTGCCGGACGTAGTTTAGTATTCGCTTCTCGTGGTAGGGGCGGTTGTGGAGGCAATAAAAATAGAAGAAGGAGGTGATAAGGTTGGATTTAAATAAAGGACCAGAGTTAAGTCTGGACGCTAAGTAGCTTGAAGAATTAAGAGGAAAAAGAACTGATATATTCAAAAGCGTTATCAGAGATATGATTGCTAAAAATGATGCCGCCTATGAAAAGCTTAAAGGCAGAGAATCAACTAAAAGACATTTATCTCATGAATATACCCCGGAAGAAATTGATAGAATCGTTAAAGAAGGTACAGCAATAGAGAAATGTAAATTATCAAGACACTTCTTTGATATAAGCGGTTTATATAAAAGAATTATCATTCACTACTCAACTTTCTTAACTTATTCATGGCTTCTTATCCCTCATGCAAAAGGTTTTAAAGGCAAGCTTTCTGAAAAGACTAATCAAAAGTCTTATTACGAAGCCGCAGAGTTCTGCTCGAATTTTGACATAGAAGATAAATGTACAAAGTTCGCAACAAGAGTATTAGTTGATGGCGGCTATTATGGTATTATCCATGATAATCCGGAAGGTATTGCAATACAGACACTACCTTTTGAATATTGCCGCAGCAGATTTAAAAATCGGCAAGACGTTGATGTTATTGAATTCGACCTAAGATTTTTCGATAAAGAAATTAGTGACGATAAACTTCGCCGCGAAATTTTGAAAGCATATCCTACTGAGGTACAGAAAGGATATAAGAAATATAAGAGGGAGGGTCAAAATGCTGACCCGTGGATGTTTATTTCTGAAAAGGTTGGTATTTACTTCTGCTATATAAAAGAAACACCATTCTTCTTAGATTTAATTCCTCTGATTGATGACTTAGAAGATTACAGGGACATCAACAAACAAAGAAACTTACTTTCACTAAAGAGAATCGTAACACAAGAAATTCCACACGATGGTCTTAACTTACTTTTTGAGCCAGATGAAGCACTTGAAATTCACGAGGGTGTAGTTGAAATGCTTTCTGAAAGCCCGGATACTGATGTTATTACATCTTATGGTAAGGTTGGTTTATTAGACCTTAGCGGCGAGCAGGCAGATAGAACTGACGTTGAATAGGCTCAACAATTAGTCTATGATGCCGCTGGTGTATCAAAGGAACTCTTTAGTGCGTCAACACCATCAGGCTTAGAAATGTCTCTTAATAATGACTTATCTATGATGATGATTTTAGGTAGACAACTTGCTCATTTCTTTAGTGTTCTCATGAACAATAAATTTGGAAATAAGAAAATATCTTTTAATTTTGTAATACTTCCTGTAAGTTACTACAATATAGAAGAATACACATCAAAAGCCAAAGACTTAGCAGCGTTTGGTTATGTATTTCTTACTCCGGTTGCGGCTTCGGGTGTTAACCAAGTTAATCTTAGTGACCTTAAGAGTTTAGAAAATGATGTGCTTGATTTAGACGAAGTGCTTAAACCTCTCCAGTCTGCGTATACACAGTCCGGTAAAACAAACGCCGTTACTGCTTAGGCTACGAAGGATGCTAATAAATCTGCTACTGCAAGCTCTTCAAGTTCATCGGAAAGTAAGACAACGACTAGCGAGACAAGCAAACAATCAAATTAAAAAGGTGGTGAGAATAAAACATGAGCGTGAAAATTCCTAGAGAAATAGAAGTATCTCTTTATTCCAAACCGGAAAAAGTGACCGCTACACTGTCAAAATGCAGAGGACGCTTTTTTTATAGAGGAATGAATCGAAATCGTACATATATAACGGACGACTTTGCGAGACAACTTATTGAGTCTTTACCTTATGCTCCAATTAAAGGTATTTTTAATATGGATGAATTAGATTTTGAAGACCATGGTTACACAAATTCGGACGGTAAGATTTATGGTATTGTTCCTGAGAATCCAAACTTTGCGTGGGAAAAACACATAGACAAAGATGGAATAGAGAGAGAATACGCATGTTCTGACGTTATTCTTTTTACTGCCCTCTATCCAGAAGCCAGTTTAATTCCTAGCAAACCTCAATCAATGGAAATTTATTCTAAAGACCTTGAAGGAGAGTGGATGATTTCTGAGGAAGACGGAGAACCGTATTTCCTTTTTAAAAAGGGAAGACTACTTGGCTTATAGGTACTTGGTGACGAAGTTGAGCCGTGTTTTGAAGGAGCGGCTTTCTTCGAACTGAGAAAAAGAGCCAGAGACTTATATCACTATTTTGAGGAGGAGAGTAAGAAGATGGAAAATGAAAACAAAGTTCCAGTTGAAAACACTGTAACTCCTGAAGCTCCAGCAGTTACAGAAACACCAACAACTGAAAATACAGTAGCTACACCAGAAGCACCAGCAGCAACTGAAACACCAGTTGTAGAGCCGGAAGCTCCAGTAGAAAATACAGTAGTTACACCAGAAGCTCCTGCTGAAGAACCAGCGGTTGCAACACCAGAAGCTCCTGTTGAAGATTTCGCGGCTAAGTATGAAGCACTTGTTGCTGAATTTGAAACTGCTAAGACAGATTTCGCCGCAAAAATGGAAGAATTAAATTCTAAGCTTGCAGAAGCTGAAGAAAAGATTAATTCATTCTCTACAACAATCGAGGAAAAAGAAGCTGAAATTGTTAGACTCAATTCAGCACTTTCCGACATAAATAATGAAAAGTCAGATTTAGAGTCTTATAAGAAGACTGTAGAAACAGAAGAAAAGAACAAAATAATTGATGAATTCTCAGCTAGTCTCTCAGCAGAGCAGATTGCAGAATTTACCGAAAAAATGGCTGATTATTCTGTAGAAGACTTTAGAAAAGAGTTATGCTTCGCAGCATATAGCTCAGGTGCTACATTCGGCAAGACAGAAGAACCAACACTCATTTATAAGAATGAAGGTTCAAAGGGTGAAATTGATGCCGTATGTGCCCTTATTGAAAATCACATGAAAAAAGAAGGAGGTAATAAATAATGGCACTTGTAAAATTTGACAGAGGCCTCTTCCGTAATGGTAAGAAAGCTTCAGGTAACAACTACGGTCAGATTGAACCAAACCAGGTATGGTTCACTAGAGCCGGCATGGTAGAAGCACAGTGTGCTCTCGACCCTAATTTTTATTCAGACGAAAAGGTTGGTCCTTACGTAAACGCAGTAGATACAGCTGGTGCTGCTACAGGTAATAAGATTGTAGCACAGAATGGTGCTTGTGTTCTTGTTAACAAGCCAAACTCACTTGTTACTGTACCTACAAAGGCTCTTTCAGACCTCGGACTTCCACTCGGTATGATTTATACATCAGAACAGATGTACGATGAAAGAGAAAACAACAGAAGAAAGTTCTGCTCAACAACAAAGGATTTCCTTCCAAGAGTAGGCTATCTCCAGAGAGGTATGAGAATCACAACTAACACAGTTGCTTGGGACACAACAACTTCAATCACAACAACTGACCTTGATAGCAATATCACACTTGACCTTTCAGCTTGCACATCTACAGATGATTCATACTACGTAGTAGCTAACCTTAAGAGATTCATCGAATCAGGTACAGCAACTCCAGTATATGCAGCAGTTGTTGAAGGTTCAGATGGTGAACTTGTAATTGGTTATGACATCACAGGTAACGACGCACTCGGCGGCGTAGTAGCACAGCTTGTTGCTGTATACGACAACGCAGACAGAACATGCTCATTCATGTTCGAGATTCTTTAATAAGGAGAGGTGATAATTAATGGATAAGAACGCAATCAAAACACTTTATATCCATGCACTTAGAGGTACTTCTCCAGATGTAACAAAGTACAGTGCTACAGATGTAAAGGGCACAATCGTAGACGAATTTAATAAGCTCTGCGCAACAAGAAAAGATTATGAAGAAAACAAATACACAATCTTCCAGATTATGCAGGAATCATTCGATGAAGTTCTTCCTAAGTACGTTGGAGATGCTTTCGGTGTATTTGCTGAATACAAGACAGTAGGACTTAACCAGAAGTACACATTCAAGGTTAAGAGAGGACGTATGCGTGCAAAGACATTCATTACAGAAGTAGGTCTTTCAGGTGTATACGAAGCCTTCAGACTTGACCACGACTACTTCGAAGTTGGAGGCAAGGCTTTCGGTGGCGCTGCTTACATTGACTTCGAAAGACTCCGTTCAGGTGATGAAGACATCACAGAACCTTTCAACCTTTTAATGGAAGGTCTTCAGGAAGCTATCAACAGAGAAATCGCTAAGGCTCTTATCGCTACAGTTCAGAACTCTGATATGCCAATTGCTAACAAGGTTGCTACAAACGGCTTTGACCCAGCTTCAATGATGAGACTTATCACAATTGCTAAGACATATGGCGGCGGTTCAGCAGTAATCCTTGCTACACCAGAATGGGTAGCTGAAATGGGTCCTGATGCAATCGGTATGCCAATCCTCGCTAACCCAGCTTCAAACGCTGGTTATGCTACACCAGTTTACTCACCAAAGGATATTAACGATATTGCTAATGGTGGTTTCGTAACAACATTCAGAGGTACACCAATCGTTCAGCTTCCACAGTCATTCGTTGACGAAAACAACGATATGTACCAGATTCCATCACAGTACGCATTTGTAATGCCAGCTAACATGGGCGAAAAGATTGTTAAGGTTGTATTCGAAGGCGAAACACAGATTGATGACTTCAAGAACAGAGACCGTTCAATCGAACTTGAAGTTTACAAGAGATTCGGCGTTGCAATTCTTACAACAAACAACTGGTGTGTATACGAAAACCTCGACCTTGCATCTAACCCATGCATTATCGACGTTAACAACCTCGGCTTCGTTAACCACCCACACAAACTTGGCAAGGTTAATGTTGGTCAGGGAACTGATTACGCAGACCCATCAAAGATTAATACACTTTAATCTTAAAAATCGAATACATAGTAAAGAAAAGGTGAGTGAGAGATTTCTCACCACCTTTCTTTATATATTTAAAAGGAGTTTAAAGGAGGAATTTAAATGTTACAGAGTACAACAAGAATGGTAAGACTTAGAAACACAACAGACAAGACAGTAGTGGTTGTAGACCCTATTAATAATCTTAGAAGGGAATTCCCAAGAAAGAACGTAGTTCAGGAAATTCCATTTGATATGGTTGCACAGCTTTTATTCCAGACAGGTTTTAGAAATATGATTGAATCTGGTATGCTTTTTATTGACAGTATGGAAGATAAGATAGACCTTGGTCTTGAAGAACCAGACACAACAATTCCAACAAATATTGTTGTTTTCTCAGATGAAGAAAAGGTTCAGCTTTTAACTACTGCATCAATCCCAGATTTCGTTGAAAGACTTTCTCATGTTACTTATGAAGAAGCAGCAGAACTTGTAAAATTCGCGGCGAAAAATGATATTTATAATCCGGAAAAATCAGATATTCTTAAAGAAATTACAGGCCTTGACACTGTAGCTATGATTGCTAAGAAGAGAGCCTTTGAAGAAGCTGATAAGAGAGCCGCATCAGCAAGAGAGGACAGAGAACCGGAAGGTGTATTTAAACCAACAAGAAGATAATGAGGTGAGATAATTGACAACTTTGATGGATGTTTATGGCGTTTTTCTATCAAAGGTCAACGAAGATGAATGGTCACATTGTTATTCAAAGGAAGAACTTGAATGGTTCATAAAAGACTGGAGAGCTTTCTTAGATTAGGCTCTCCCTTATTTTAAGTTCCCAAGATGCAAACTTGATATTGATGAAGCTAATCAGTGCTTTGTTGATGATAGTATAGGAAATGCAGAAATTCAAGTTATCGCAACTTTTATGAAACAGCAATGGCTCAAAAGAACCGTTGACAGTTGGGAAAACATTAAGACACAATATGATGAAGCAGACTTCTCACAGGCTAATCTTTTAAAGACATTTATTCAGTTAAAGGATTAGGTTTGTAAAGAAGCTTTAGACTTAGAGAGAACATACTATCGTTCAGTCAATAAGTCTCCTTTTAAATATAGACAATTAGCGGGAGGCGGCGGAAAGAATGGACGAAAAATACGTAGATAAGTATAAGGAAACCCTTAAGAATCGTTTATACGGTTTACTCTGCGAAAGAGAAAAAGATGGGTCATGGGAAACTTTTCTCGATAATATCCTTATAGATTTAAATAACTTTGAAAACAAGAAAAAGAGTTTTGATTACTATGTATTATATTCTAAATTAGCATCTTGCCGCTTTGTTTCGTATAAATATTATAGAAAAATAATTTTCGAGTGCATGAATATCATTGATAGGATTGATGTGCTATGAGTAATTATTTTGAAGATGTTTATTTAAAAAGAATGAATAAAGATGGCACAAATATACAGGAAAGAGTGAGAACCATGAAAGAACGTGAGTTTGATAAGCTGTTTATTCAGAAAACAAAATATCGCGCCGTAATTTATGGTATAAACGATGAAGAGGTAGAAATCCCTTGTTCTGTATAGCCGTCAAAGTGGACACAAGATAAAATAGTTTCTAACATCTTAGTTCCTTTAAAGTTTTCGCGCCAAAAGACGGGAGATATATTTAAGGTTTACCAAAAAAACAAAGATGTAGAATATAATAAACTATGGTTGGTTGTTTATGTTAGTGATGATATTACACACGGCTACCAATCTTATGAAGCTATAGAACTTGATACAACTATTGTCATACCAAATCAGTATGGCGAAACTCTTTATACTATCCCGGCAAAAATAGTTAGTGAACAATCTGTTTTTGTTTAGGATAAGATAATGTCATACGGAGCAGTATCCTATAGAGAACCACTTGCTCATAGAAAGTTTATGACATAGAATTTTGACTTCCTTAAGAAAGATATGTATTTTACATATGAAGGAAGAGGATGGAAAATATCTGGTAATGACGATTTAAGTATTAAAAACGTAGCAATTCTTTCATTTGAAGAAACGCTCGTTTCGCCGCCAGAGCCAAATTCATCGAGAGATATTTTGGTAGGAGAAGAAGACAACTTCTTCTTGAATCACGAGAACAAGAGGTGATTAACATGGAAGAATCAAAAGTTAATTATGGTCAAGAGTTTGGCAAGAACTTAATTAAAATAGCTAAAAGCCTACTTAAAAACCAAAATCTTTTAAAACTCTTAGTTAACACCGATGTTGACCCACTAGGGGCTCAGCATAAAGACATAGAAAATCCTATGAAGGATATATTTGGTAAACAGATACGTGTAGTACCATTAGTCGAAGCTGTTGATGAAACAACCACAAGTAAACTTGTTATAGTTTATGCCGGCGGTACAGTGTATGATGATAATGCCAAAAATGAACGTTCTACTATTTTAGTATATGTCTATAGTCCATTTGAAGAATGGCTAATTGCTGGTGATAACTTAAGACCTCATGCAATTATGGCGGAAATACGCAAATCACTCCAAAACAAGACAATTAATGGTTTAGGAGAAATCAGATATGACGGTTTCGACCTCTCTTCTCTTACAAAGAATGTGGGAAGTTATGTAATGAGGTTTACTGTTGGCACTTTCAACTAATCAAATGAAAGTGGTAAAGGAACAAGCTTATGGCGGTTATCCTTCGTGGTTCTCTAATATCTGCCAAGTTAAACCTATTACCATGGGCGAATTTTTAAAAATGGGTTCAACGACCTATTATACACGTTTAGGTTTACTACTTCTTACGACTCCGGAGATTGAGAATATCATTACCGAAAAAGGACTTAAACCTGAAGAATTTGGTGACCTTCGCCCACTAACATATTTGCTTAGAAATGCCGAGGCTAGTGATTCGTTTTTGTTAGAACTAGAATCGGCTTTTTCTACCTTTATAGACGAGGAGATATTATTACTCCCAAAATTAAACGCTGTTCTTGTCGGTTCGCCGGAAGATAAGCGACTTATTACTAATGATAATTTTGAAGACTTTCAAACAATTTTGCGACTTTAGAACAGAAAAGATGTTCCAGAGCCGCCGCCAGAGAACGAATCTGCAATAGCCAAAAAGATGCGTCTGGCAAGAGAAAAGCGCGAAGCAGTAAAGCGCAAATAGCAGTAGCAAAACGGCGAGGAACAGAGTCTTGAAGATTTACTGGAGATTGCCGAGGTTTTCGGAATTGATTATTAGAATAAATCTCTTTATTGTTTCTATGGTTTACTTTCAAGATACCAGCGAAAAGAAAAATGGGATTAGGACTTACACACGCTATGGGCGGGTGGAGACCCTAAGAACATAAAGCCCGAATATTGGGGCTTATCTAAAAAAGATTAACTAAGGAGGTTGAAGTTAATGGCAGACAATCTTTATGAAAAATTTGGTTCTCGTGAAATCGTTGACCTTATGCTCGAAAGAATCGACACAGTAAAGGAAACATACGAATCACGTAGAAACTTTTAAGCATCTTCTATTCTTAAAGGCGCTCTCACAAGAACAATGGTTTACCCACTTGATGAAACTGGCGCTGGCGCAGAAGAAGGTTTTGAAGCTTACGTATTTAAGAACGCTGACATACTTACTCATTACAACTACGATTGTGATGATATAATCGACGTTAAGGGTATTTCAATCCTTACAGATGACGGTACACTCGTTTCTGGCACATATGCTGTTGGTGCAGAAGTTCCATCTTCAAGCGCAGACTTCACAGCTATTTCAAACTATGTAAAGGGTGGTACTCCTGCTAAGATTTTCGGCGCATCAAACGTTGAGGTTGAATCTCTTGTTAACGATGAATCTGGTAGCGCAGTAGACGCTGCAGAACTTTTTGCAGAAGGCTACGAAAGTGACACAATCACAATTTCTAAGATTAGATGTCGCGGCGAAGCTAACACAGATACATATACAGGAACAATCACAGTAACTTTCACACTTGCTGACACAACAACAGGTACAGCAGTATTTACATTTGCTGATGCTACACTTTCAAACAGTGTTGCCGCAATCGTAGAATCTGCAAAGAGCAACTCACTTACAATCGCTCAGGTTCAGGGCTTAGTTGCTGAAGCTGGTTCAAACGATGATGTTTCAGTTGCTTACACAAGCATGACAGCTTCTGACATTGCTGATGCTACAGTAGCTTCTGTTGCTACAACAGGCTTCTCTGCTATGTCTTATGCAATCACATTCTCAACAGCACTTGTTTCTTCAATCGAAGCTGGACAGGGCGCTTACGACATCAACCCAGATTCTGCTGCTCACTATGTAATGGACAGCGATAAGACACCTGGTACACATGAATTCTCATATGCTGAACAGGTATGCATGTTATTCGCTAAGAATCAGAACCTTATCACAAAGTCTGGTACACGTTATAGATTCGCTAACCCTGACTCAATGTTTGCTGGTATCGAATTCAATGACAGCTTTGCGGCTGCTCCAGGTAGCGAAACAAAGGTTGTAGTTGTTGGCGTAGCTGGTTCTGTTTCAGAAGGTCTTTACGACATCGTAGAAGTAAACAAGACAATCAATCAGCTTACAGAATCATACAGCGCAAAGGCTTATGACATCACATACAGCGATTATGCAGAACTTCTTGTTGAAAATGAAATGGGATTCTATGTTCCACAGCAGCTCGGTGGTGCTTACAATAAGAAGACAGGTACAATCACATTATTCGACCAGAATAATACATATTACGACTTCGCTACAGCTCGTAAGGGCGTTGATACAGGTATCTACAATGCAGTAAATACTTGGGGCGACGACACACACTACAGCATTAACGATGCAATTGATGCTCTTAAGCAGAAGGCTAAGACACTTGACGCTTCTGTAGATTCAAGTGAAACAGGCTTCACAAGAGTATTTGGTGGCTACAAGGTAACTGGTAAGGAAACTGTTGCTTCACCAATCATCGACGACATCGCAGCACAGAACAAGTACAATAGCTACACAATCAATGGTGTTGCAGTTACTGACCTTGTTACTGGTAATGCACTTTCATCACTTTACAATCTTGAAAGCGTACTTAATGCTCTTGCTTGTGCTGACACAGACGGTCAGGTTGGTCAGATTAGAATTCTTTCATCTGAAGCTAAACAGTCAAATAGAGCAATCTATGTTGACCCATCAAGCGGTGCTCTTTCAAACAGCGCACACATTTACTTACTTACAAACGTAAATGCTAAGAGCCTTGCAACAGATAACAACGGTATCTTCGAGTTCTTTGATAAGGCTGGTAACAAGCTCTTCTATCAGGACAAGGTATTCGCTGGTACTTGCAACCTTGCACTTATTACAATCGGTTCATTCGGACTTGTATTTGTAGTTAATAAGTACGGCACAAAGGCAATTAACAAGATTGCTTGGATGATTAACGAAAACGGTTATGCTACTGATGCTCACCTCGTAAGAGTTGTTAAGAATGGTCTTATTCACACAGTAGATTGCAACGAATTCGGTACATCATTCGATGCTACTTGCACAGTTGCTGCTATCAAGACAAGAAAGATTACAAAGAACGTTACTAAGTACACTCCAGTTCTTTATCTCGATACATTAAAGGTTACTAACCTTAACCAGACAGCTCAGAAGTCACAGGCTGAAGGTGGTCGCGGCAACGCTAAACTTATCACTTGGGACTACGGTAAGGAAATCACACTTCACTTTGAAGATGCTCTCTTTACACCGGCTTCAATGGCTGCTCTTTGGGCAGGCGGAAATAGCCCGGCTGAAGCTGTTCAGGACACAGATGTTGTAAACAGATACAACAAGTACACAGCAAAGAGAAACTTCATTGTACCAGCTGGTAACTCTGAAGGTATTCCATCTGAAGGCGAAGCAACAGCTCAGGCAGTATATCTTGACCCAGAAACACTTCAGCCATATCAGGATGGTACTCCAATTGCTAAGGGCGAAGTTTACATCAAGTTCACACGTTCAGTTGGCTATAACGGAAACGCTATCGCTAAGGAAATCATTGTTTCTGCTGAATCATTCCCAGGTACATACCGTGTAGTTGGTGAAACAGTTGTAAGAAACAAGAAGACTGGTAAAGACGAAAGCTTCCAGATTATCATTGCAGAAGCTAAGATGACAAGCGAAAGCACAGCAATCGAACTTTCTGCTGATGGTGACCCAGTAGTATTCAGCTTTGACATGGACGTTCAGAGACCTGAAAACGGCGAAATGGTTAAATTCGTTCAGTTTGAAATTGTAGAAAATACAGAAGAAAACGATGGTTCAACAATGATTGTTGGTACTGAGAACCTTAACCTTCTTGATGAAGCTGAACTTTACAAGGTTGACGGAGAAGACGAGGGCGAAGCAATCGCTATTGGCGCTACAGAATATTGATTAATTGAGAGGTGATACTCAGTGAACTTATTTGACCAGTATGGTATAAAGGAAGCCGCTGATGTAACCATTTCAAGTATTCATAAGAAAAAGGATGGCTCGGGAGGACTCTATCGCCTCCCAGCCTTATTCCTTGATACTTTAAAGGTTGCAACTACAGAAAAATCTGCTGATGGCACTTGGGCACAAGGCGGCAGAGGTAACTCTAGACTTATTTCATGGGATTTCGGTAAAACAATTAATCTCACACTTGAAGATGCACTTTGTACACCAGCATCACTCGGCTTATGCTGGGGCGGTGTTCTTGGCGCAGATTGGAAAAATGGTCAGGTTGATATAACATCAGGACTTGTTAATAATTGCGGCGTTGATAGAGTTAGCCGTTTTGAAAAATGTTTCTATCCTAGAAATGATGGTGCAGAAGCTACAGTTGGTAATTTACTTCCAAGAGATGGCTCTGAAGACGTTGTTCAGGACTTCAATGGTGACCCGATTTATTTACAGCGTTCATCTGTTATTGATGGTGTAAATATTAAAGGTTTCGGTGCAGTTAAGGGTAAGCCTTACAGATGGGCCGCAGAAATTGAGTCTGAGGTAAGGTCATTAGCTATCGTTCCGGATAGATTTTTTAATATCTATGGTAAATCTTATCCAATTAAGAGAAGACAGACAGTTGGTATTAATCAGCCATCTGAATCTTTTAAATATGAGATTACTTATAAGAGAGGTTATGATTTATATGAGGATACTCCGGTAGCCGCAAAAATCATTTATCATAAACAGAACGAGAATGGTGAAACAACAAAGGCTTGTGCTAGCGTTGTAGAAGATAAGGCACTTAGATACTTAGATGATGTTGATGCTTACCCATTCTTAAAAATCAGAGTTTGCCTTGATGGTTCTATCAGAGCTTATCTTGGTGCAACTACTGTAGACTGGGATTTAACAAGAAAAATCGAAGATGTTGACCCAGAAATCGCTGGAGACGGCGTAGCACAGGAAGACCTTGCTTGGATTGACGTAACAGAAGTTGTTGATGTTACACAGTTTGCCGGCATTGATATGTGGGTAAGATTTGATAGCATTAATGCTCTTGCTTATTACATCATTACTAAGTACAAGGAAGACATATACTCAATCGGTCCAAAAGATATTGTTGGTGGCCTTGATGATACAGTAAGACCATTCGCTAATTCAACATACGTTTCAACTCTTGATTATGCAAATAACCTTACTGTTAAACAGGGTATCACAACAGTTTTAGCCGATGAACATTCAACACTTGCTTACAACACTTGGTACACAGAAACAGATTTCCTTGATTTCTTTACTGATGTAACAGGTTTTGCGGTTGCTTTCCCAATCTTCCTTAGCACAGCCCCAGAGCTTGATGATAAGACAGCAGCTACAGCTTCAGTAGACAACTTCAAGATTGATAGAACAGGTGCTCTTTACATTAAGAGAACACTTGCAACACCATCAACTGTTGGTACTGTTGGCGAAGTAACAGGTGTGGATTACTCACTTACAGATTCAGAAGGTGTTTCAGAAGATACAGGCCTTTGCGTACCATGCTGCAAGAAGCCAAATCTTAGCCGCGAAATCTGGGCATATGTTAATCCAAACACAATGGCTCCTTACGATGATGACTACTGGTTCCACCAGTCAGAACCATATCTTAAGGCTAGCTTAACACTTAGCACAAAGCAGAACCCAATTAACACTCAGAAGATTATCGTTGATAAGGGCACATTCCCTGGTGTATACCAGATTGAAATGGAAAGCTTTATCAGAAGCCGCGATACTCAGGAAGACCAGAGAATTAAGATTACACTCCCTGTATGTAAGATTAAATCTAACAACAGCTTCACAATGAGTCCTGATGGCGACCCAACAACATTCTCTATGGAAGTTGAAGTTGCATAGCCAAAGGAAGGCGGCCAGATGATTATTGAGTTCTTTGAAGTTGAAAAAACTCAGAAACAGGGTTGTGGTGGTCTTGTACCAAAGGACGGTTCAACAAAAATTACAGCACAGTAATATAAAGGAGGGATAAGATGGAAATGTTTGAGGAGTTCGGCACAAGAGAAGTCCTATAGGGCTGTCTGTATGCCATTGAACTTGACAAAGACGATAATGAAGTCGATATCCCCGTTCTCTACATGGACACCTTAAAGGTGTCCACTGTAGATGAAAGTATTTCTTCTGCTTATTCTTCGGGCGGAAGTTGCAATCCAAAGCTTATGGCTTGGGATTTTGGACGTGATATAGTTGTTAATTTAGAAGATGCTCTTTTTACTCCAGCTTCAAACAGTTTGTTCTGGACAGGTAAATTGGGTGCTGGCTATTTAAGATTATATCTGAGATACTTCTACGATAGAAACGTGGATGATTTCGCGCCAGACCAGTGTTTAAGAACAAGTACATTAGTTGCAGAAAAATTTTCTGATTTTATGATAATCCCGGATAGGTGGGGCGTAGATGATAAGCAATACGTTGGAGAATCGTCTATATATTGTTGGATGATAGACGGTTATGTTGAATCTACTGATGGTAATAATAGAATTGCAATTAATGATTTAATTCTGTTCTATAGAGAACAGACTTAGAAATGGTATTTCTTTAATGGTAAAGGCCCAACAGAAAATGAAGAGTCATGGTATAAGACTCCATACATTCATGATTAGGAAACTTATAATACCTATGATAATGAATACTTTGCTATACATTATCAGTATGGTAGAGAAGTTTTTGAATGGATAAGAGAACACATTACCAACGCTAAAAAGGAATATGAACCAGTGGCTATTGCTACATTAAAGGAATGGGGTAAAGATGTAACAGATTCGGACGTTTTGTTCTTGACATAGAATTTATATATAGATGGTTATAGAAGTGGTTGCGAACGCAATAAACTTTATAGCCAACGAACAACTGATGAAAATTATGCCATTAACAATGGCGATTACTTACCTTACCGTTATTTTGCTAATGTAAATGTAGTGTACAATACTAATATTACTTCGCCGCAAGAAACTATATACAAACTAGAAACAGGATACGACGATGCCTTCTATATAGAAGAATGTGAGGAATTCGTAGCTAAACAGGACTTCTGTATAGACACTGATGTAAATATGCTTCACGGACAGTATAGATACCTTGACAAATATTCCCAGACACCTTTAAAGGTTTATTTGAACCCTAAGACAATGCAACCATACATACCAAATGCTTTTGAATTTTATCGCCGCAATGGTCAAAGGGTTACAGGTAACTTAGCTATAATCAAAGGTGGGGAACGTTATTATAAATGGGAACGTTTCAAGGCTAAAGAACACAAATCATTAGGCAAAAGACTTATTATAGATTCTAAACATTATCCCGGCTACTTTAAGTTTGTTGGCCAGACTTTTATGCGCGATAGATATGGAGAAGATATTAAGTACCAAATTGAAATTCCATTATGCAAATTGTCTGTAACTAATAAATTAAACTTAAATGCAAGTGGCGACCCAACTGTATTCTCAATGAAATTAAATGCATTAAGACCAAAGAATGGTCAAATGATTATATTAACTGCTTATGATGTAGTTAATAATGCTTGTCCTTGCGGCAAGAATATTGAAACTGTTGTTGAGGAAACTAGTCCTCATCCAGTATTATATCCGGAAGAATATAGTGGTACTGTCGAACCAGATTTAACGCTTGCGGTTTACGCTTAGGATAGAGATATTGCTCCTATCTTACTTGGTGAAGAGCAAGGTGAAGTAAAGACTACAGAAGACTACGAACTTGCGCCGGAAAATGTAAATGCAGTTATAGAAGGTACATTAAATGTATATTCTATCGACGAAACAAAATTACCATCTTAGACTTTAGAGCCGCGTATTTTAACACCAGAAGAATACTCAGCTACTATCAAAGGAAGTGAGAGCGAATGAATATTTTTGCTGAAAAAGGAATAAGAGATGTAGCTGACGTTACTTTATACTCAATAAACAGGATTGGGACTGAGGAGTTTTATCTCCCAGTCCTATATCTTGATTCTTTGAAGTTAACTAATTTTTCAAAGAATGTAGGTACATCTGAACACTATGGTGGTATAGGTAATAGAAAGACCATTTCGTGGTCTTATACAAAAGATATTAAGTTAAAGGCAGAAGATGCTTTATTTACACAGGCTTCTCTAAGTATGCTTGCGGCAGGACAGTTAGCACAGAAAATGTCACCTTGGACATCTGCTATTGCTAAGTTAAGTGTGGCAAATAAATATGGCCGTAATTCATATTCTACAAAAGCTTACCCATCACCGGAATTAACTGATGAAGAGTGGGAGATAGTTTTTAGATGCGCGTAGAAAGCTGGTTTTAATCCAAGAACTGGGGATATGATACCACAAGAAATTTATAATGGCGGTGTAATTAAAAGAGGTGTTGATGAATACCATGACCATACCGCTAAATACCTATATGATTAGGATGACCAAGATAATGGTCTTGTAGCAGAAAACAGATGGTTATTAAAACAAGGTTATTTACACCGTACTCAAAAGACTCCATTCTCTTAGAATTTGGCACCTTATGTAGATATAAGTAAAGATGCTTAGGGTGTGGCTATTTATTTAAATACTGATAATACTTATAAAATATACCAATTTATTACTGAATCACACTTAAATGATACTCTTGATTATAATTGTGGTTGCAGAATAAGGTATTATTCAGAAGAAGATAAGGAAACTAAAGAATTATATTGTAGTTTTTGTACTGTACTTCTTCATAGTTATAAGGGTATTGTTGCTAAGATGGCTGGAATTGTGATAGGCAGTGGTTCTGAGCCAGAGCCTGGTTTTAAGGGAGCTAGAGCATTATCATCTGAAAATACTAGTGCCGAAATATTCTATTAGATATTTCCAGGCAGCTTTATGGAAAGTCACTCTACTGAATTAGTAATAGGCAATAAAGAATTTTTAGATAATATTTTATGGTTCTTACTCTCTAAATCAGAATTAGATACAATATTTAGTTAGTACACCACATATGGACTTAATAAATAGGACTATTCTAATCCATATTGTTGGTTCTAGACTTAGAAAAAGCAATGTCTAGCAATGCCACAACAAATTATAAACCTTATCTCTGATGAAATCAATGAAATAAAAGATTACGGTTATCAGTAGAACTCCTTAAAGGAAGTTAAACAAATTGACCGCTATACAAAATGTACAGTTACCGACCCTCATGGTCTTAAAATAGATTTGGTAGAATAGTTCTCAAACATAAAGAAAATGTATAAAGATGAAAAGGATAATTACATAGTTTATTATGATGCCAAAACTATGATGCCTTTTGCACAATCCACTTTCTTAACAGAAGATATAACTGAGCAAAAAGGTATAACCCTTATGAATAGATATGATACTATGCAAGATTTTCTTGCCGCGAAAAAGAATAAGTTCTTAGATGCTATTCAAGATTATTTATTACGCCTTTATGGACAAGAAGCTTCAGAATGGGTTTCTTCATTAACTCCAAATGATATTATAATCACGAAGATAGATGAAGATGCCGCAATTGCTCTATTCCTTATTACTAAACGCGATTATATCACACTTAAATATGGTACGTGCTACTGGAAAAAGGAAAGAGTGGTAGATACTGATGATAACGACATCTCATTCTTAGGCATTAACATCCCAATTAACTACGATACTTTCAAAGGCGAATATCTTATTGTTGGTGACACAATGGTTAAAGACCAGGCAACCGGTAAAGACCAGCCTTGTCAAATTGTAATAAATAGAGCAACAATTTCTTCATCAACTACATTAAACCTAAGCGGAAAGGGTGAGCCAGCAACATTCTCGTTTGATGTTGGTATTCTTGACCCGATAGATGAAAATAAAGATGCTGTTGAATTAATATTCTACAACACAGAAAAAGATGAAAGAAATGGCGGCGAAAGAATTATTCCTCAGAGCAAACGATATGCTCGGACACCAATTCTTAAAACCAAAGAAGAGGTAGTTGCCGCAAATGAAGAAATGTATTAATAACGAAGTGGGCTTAATCGCCCACTTCTTTTTTTATTTGTGAACAGTTTCAGCTACAATATTAAAAAGGAGGTGATATTATGGAAGATAATCTTGTTGGAATTAAGGAACTGTATGATGTCAGTCTTAGATTAAACGAGGAAATTACTATTGGTAGTCAACACTATGACATCAATGAAGCTATTCTCAATTTTGAAAGAGCTGATATAGCTCAGGTTTCTGAACAAAAAGACATCAGAGAAGCCCGCGGCGGTTATCATAATCATATGTTAATGGACTGGGTAACTGATACACAAGCAAACTTCGCAATATCAAACGGAATACTCTCAGCAACGTCTTGGAGTGTATTAAGCGATTCTAAAATAGGTAGACCTACTGTAAAGAGTGTGGGGTATAAGGAAGAAGTCCCTGTCGTTGAAGACGGAGACAATTATTTTTGTCTTTTAAAGTTTTTACCAAATGCCGTTGATGGACCAGTAGGCTTACAGGGTAATCCGGAAAATGAACCTATGCCAATGGGTCGTAAACCTTGGATACCACTTAAACCACTTGCACCGCAATCAGATAAATACATATTCTGCTATGATGGGGAGACTGGTAAACGCATTAAAAACTTTGAAATTTGCGGCAATACAATAATCTTTATGGCGGAACATAAAAAGGTGGTTGTTGACTATACCTTTGATTATACAGATAAGATTATTGAGTTAGAAGTTGGTAATAGATTATTTAAGGACTTCTTACGATTAACTGGTAAGATGACTGTTAAGGATTATATTACTGGCTAGCCAACTACAGCTATACTTGAAATTCCTCGGATTAAAATACGTTCAAACTTAGCAATGAAGCTTGGAACATCATATAACACCTCTGTTGTAAGTGATTTTAACTTTGTTGGTTTCCCGGCTGAAGATAGATTCGATGAAAGAATATTTAATGTTACTTTTTTAAATAATGAAATATCAGGTGATTATATATGAAATTAACTTAGGCAGATTTAGCTGTAGATTTAGAAAGCTGTTTTAAAGAGTTATCAGAGCAGTCTTTCCGCAAAGAATAGCAACTATATAGTAAAGCTGAATATCCAATAGATACACCTGAACATTTATATAGTTTGCTTTTAACAGAAGATGGTTTTAAAACTTATCAATTAGCTTTAAAAAGAGCTGTTTTTGGTACAAATTATGAGTGGTTACAATATTTATATTATTTCTAGGTTAGAAATTCTATTATAAAACGTTTTAATAATTCAGATGTTATTGGCTAGTTAACCGGTGAATAGGGTCTGAAGGATTTGAGAAAAACTGTTATAGCTTCCACTCCGGAGCTTCAAACTAATAAATGGCAAGGTGAATTTTTAGACCGTAATGGCAATGTAAATTTGCGTAGCTTAGAAATAGTAATGAAAAAGATGGGTGAAGAAATTTACAGGCGTTTTAGAAAAGGTATGGAGGGCTTAGATGACGGAAAAGGCGGTGCATTAAAAGAAAGTATGCTAGCCGATTTATCTGATGTAATAATGCGTGGTATGCTCAATGGTTCATATACCATATATAAAAAAGTAAAAGGCCCCGATGGAAAAGTACAAAGAGAGAAAAAAAATAATGTAAAAATTTTTAGCGTAGTGAGGGATGGGGGCTTAGAGAAAGTTAAACATAAGATAAAAATGGTAAAGGTTGGTAGTGAATATGTAGCAGAAGCCTTTAAAGTTACACTAAATCTTCCGAATGAAGATTTAGATTTTGTACAGCTAAATTTAGACCAAGAAACTATGTTAAAAAATTTACATTTGGGGATTAGTAGCGTGCTATAGAATCCAAAATATAGTGCATTATAGTTAAAAGACGGTGAATAGTTAGGCTCTAAATTTAAAGGGTCTGAATTTGTTGTTTAGCTTCGTGCGGCAGGAATTACCGCCAACTCTAAAAAAATAGACTACAATAAGGTAGCAGAAATTTTTTTAAGGGTAGTAGCAGATGCAATTATAACAAATAAACCAAAAGATGATGGGGTAATAATTAATGAATCTATGATTATGCAACATTAGGGTAGGTTAAAATAGCTAATGGAAAATGACCCGCATTTACTCAAAGAGTTGTTTAAAACAACTACTTTATCCGCAACATCTGGTACTATGGGAGAAATATTAATGGCATTGTTTTTAAACTCCATGAATACGGAATATAATATGGAATACATCGTCGAAGTGCTTGGACAAAAAAGTACAGGTAGCGGTCAAAACGCTATTGATATTGCAATGTATCAGGAAGAAAAAGGTAAATTAAATGGTTTAGGTTTTCAGATTAAGTCTGGTTCTACTTTTGGTTAGGGTATTCTAATGTATGATTTTTGTTTTAATATTTATAACCAAAAGACTGCTTCAAGATACTTTACTGATTCAATATATGATAGACTTGTCGAAACATTAAATAGATTATGGTTATATCGTCAATATAACTATGTGGACAAGACCTTTGCCTTCGGCGAGGGTTTAATGCCAAGTATTTAGTTGGAACTACAGCGTGCCAAACCTAATTTTTTACGTTATGGATAGGCAGACCAGTTAGACGAATACAAAGAACTTAGAAACAATTTTTATGTTGTCAACTTTAATTTTATTCCTTCTTCTGCTATTTTTTAGTCTTTCTATCAATCACTAAAAAATAAAACAGATTTGGGAAGTATGAATGGAGAATTTGCTTTCGGATATACTCCATACAGGAGAAGATAGATGCATAGAAATACAGATGAAGATTATTTATTAGGCACTTGGGATGATGCATTCTTAGATATGTTTGGTAATCCAAAAAGTGTAGAAGAAATAGCAGATAAATTAGCGCCTTATCTTAATGAACAAGGCAAAGTTGTTCCGGGCGAAGTGCCTGAAATATGGAGAGATAGTCTCAAACTTTTCTTTAGTGGTTTACAAATAAATATTAAAGATAAGCTTGAAATATTAATTCAAAAAGCTTTATAAAAAGGAGAGTGATTAAATGGGAAATAAAACAGTTTATAGTGTAGACCTCGATACTACCAGTCTTGTCTCTAGCTATAAAAAGGCATTAAAAGAGATGGAGGCTGCTGGTTATAGTTCCGATGCGTTATCTCCTATAAATAAAAGTTTAGAAAGATTAGAAAAACAGTATGCTAAATTAAAACAGCAAGGTACAAAAGGTTTTACCACTGGTAAAGACATTGATAAATATCAATAGGATGTTAATGCCCTTATATTAAATTTTAAAGACCTTGATAGACAGTTTAAAAACTTAAGAGTTGATGTTAAGGATTTAAGTGGAAAAACTAAGGTGGCGTTAGCTGGTTTAAATAGCGTTTTTAGTAGTGCTGGTTTTTAGAATATTGATAAAGTAATGAAAAACATTCTTGTAGCTT